TTGGCTCTTAATCTGACTCGCGTGAAGGCTCTCGTATCAGAGGGCGGCAAGCCGAAGAGGGAATCGGACGGCGGCGGCCTGTATCTGGAGGCCACGGCGTCCGGTTCCAAGCTGTGGAAGATGGCCTACCGATTCGGCGGTCGCCAGAAGACCCTGTCGTTCGGCGCTTGGCCCGCCGTGTCTCTGGTGGACGCCCGCGCGATGCGTGAGCAGGCGAAAAAGATGCTGGCAGAGGGTCAGGACCCCGGAGCCGCCAAGCGTGCCCTGAAAAGCGGCGGTAACGAGAAGACGTTCGACGCGTGGGCCGGGGAATACATCGCGTTCCGCAAGGCGAACACCCGGAACCCGGTCGCGGCGTCCACCGTGGACAAGTTCGAGTGGAGCCGCGCCGCCGTCCGCCGCCAGTTCGGCGGAACCCCCATCACCGAAATCAAGGTCCCGGAGATCGTCAGCGCGATCCGCAGCATCGAGGGCACCGGGAAACTGCACAAGAGCACGAAGGCCAAGACTTTCGTCAGCCAGGTGTTCCGATACGCCGCCGCCAGCGGCATCGCCGTCATGGACCCGGGCCCCGTGATGAACGAGGCGGTGATCAAGCCGCCCGTCCGTAACCACGCCGGTCTGACTGACCCGCACAAGGTCGGTGAGCTGCTGAGGGCGATCGACGAGTATTCCGGGGACGCGTCCACGCGATACGCTCTGATGATGGCTCCGCACGTCTTTCTGCGGGACGGTGAGCTGCGGGCGTTGCGGTGGTCATGGATCAGCGAAAACGAGCGCCTTATCTCGATCCCGGCGGGCGCGATGAAGATGAAGCGGGAGCACCTGGTGCCGATTTCGGACCAGGTCCACGCGCTGCTGCGCGAGATCCGGCAGTTCAGCGGAAACTGCGAGCACGTCTTCCCGTCCCCAAGGCACAGGTCGCGGTCAATCTCATCAAACACCTTGAACTCGTCACTGCGTCGGATGGGCTTCTCCAAAGAGGAGGTGACGTTTCACGGGTTCCGCACCACCGCGTCAACCCTGCTTAGGCACGTCCCCGAGAAGCATCGAGATTACTCTGATGCGGCCATCGAGCTTCAGCTGTCGCACGCGGACGACAACAAGGTCCGAGCAGCCTACGACAAGGCCCAGAGGCTGGAGGAGCGTGTTGCGATGATGCAGTCGTGGTCCGACAGGATCGATGGTTTCCGACAGCTACCGCCGTCCAAGTGACCATAAGTGTAATCGGTGAAAACCTGATTACACCCTGATTACGCTCTGATTACACTTGCGATTACACGCAACTAACTGAATTTAAACAATAATACCTTAGTGTAAAACGGATCGTGGTCTGTTTTATGAATCTGTATGCTCTGGCGTATGGTAAGTTAGAGCGGCCCGATTACGGCGATCTCGTTTTACAAACCCGATTACGCAAACGAAATCATACGCTTGCGTGTAATCCGAAGTGTAATCAGGCGTTAAACGGCCCCGTTTTCCCGATTACAAACCCCCTCTCCGATTACACTTCCGTGCCCGATCTGCTGGGAATCCGCCTGTCCGTGAGCGCTGCCCGAATCAAATTTCGCCAGAACATCACCGAAACCGACCCGGATCGGGGCGCCGCCGGGGTGAGGGGGCAAAAAAGATGTGATCTGTCTCAAGGCGTTAGCGGATGTCTCGCCGTCCGTTCGTGCTCGCGTGTGTTTTTTCGTTGTTAGCAGCTCATTTTCGTGTATGCTTTAAGCATGGAGACACAAAACGGGAGCAAAAATCATGCTGAAATTTCTGAACGATGAGCGGGAAGACGAACCGAACCTGCAAGCGCCGCTGTGCTTGGCCATCTTCATCCATGACGTCTCCAAGAAGTCCGACGGCGGCTATAACTTCAAAAAATCCGGTGATTCCATCGAGATCTTGATGACCCCGGACCCTGACGATCTGGCGGCCGAGACCTTCGAGATCATGCGGGATTGGGTCAAGCGTATGTCGTGCGAGATTGGCATGAGCATGAGCGTTTCGCTCACGGACACCTATATTGGTGTTTGTCTCTCTCGTCGCCGCCCCAACCACAAAAAGCGCGAGAAGTTCGCGGCGACCCTGATTGACCGCTGCGGCCGCGGGGACTTCGATTTTCGCTCCGTCACGGACAACGGGACCATGCGCCGTCTCACGCCTGACGACATGCAAATCCAGATCAACGTCCTGTCGATGCAGATCATGATCGGTCTGGCGACCGGCTACAACGTCAAGCTTTAACCCGCCGCCCCCGGCCAAGACACGGAGGACCCAATGACCACCATCACCGAAACCGCCGCCCGCCCGTCCTGGGTCCGCCCGGATGACGTCTGCAAGATGCTGTCTGTGTCGCCTCGAACCTTGAAGCGCTACGTGGCCGACGGCACCTTCCCGGCCCCCATCAGGCTGACCAGCAAGACTAACGTCTGGTTCGAGCATGAGGTTGTCGACTGGATGAATGACCGCGCCGCGGAACTGCGCGCCGCCTAAGAGACCCCCACAAAAACAGGATATCGAAAATGAACGCACCTGTGCGAACGATGAAAACTGCCCAAAACGTCATCATTCCTGATGATGGTGATCCGGATGTTCTGCCGGAAATCATCTACCAGCTCATCAGGGCCCTGATGAGGTCTATTCAGCGGACGAACAATCTGGACTGTAGTTTCGGGGCCGGCAGGGGGTCTGTCTGGCTTTCCATGGGGTCCTTCGAGTTTTCCCACACTTATGGGGACGATCTTACGACCGACGAAATGCTGTGCGAACTGGCTTTCAATGCTTTGTGCGAGGCCATGTCGGTCAACGGGATCCGTTGGGAATACTTCTGACAGTCCCGCACGAACAGCAAACTTAACACTTCGAAAACATGGAGAATGACATGAATGCGTTTGCGCAGATGGGACCGGCTTGCCCCGTGTATCCCCAGAAGACCGGCCCTAAGATGCGGTATCACACGCTCAAATTCGACGGGAACGAATGCCGGAAAGTGAGCGCTGATGTTATGGCCATCGTCTTCGGCGAGGACGTCCGGCGGTTCGCGAGCCGCTGGGGCCAGTTCCCGCTGATCCAGATCGACGCGGACCGCGTGGCCGTGGCCGCCTGCGGCGTCGCCGTCGTCGCGATCCGGGATGCCAACTGCAAGGCCAAGCCGAACCTGGACCACAACACGTTCGTCTGGCTGTCCATGCTGGGGTATCTGGACCGCAAGCTGGAACTGGGGGAAGACGCCGAGTGCCGCTGCGCGGCCTGCGAGGGCCGTCAGGTGTTCGATTGACGGTGGTTCTTACGGTCAGCGCCGATCCAGGCGAGGAGTGCCGGGTCGGCGGCCTGAACGCCTTCCCGCCCGATGAGTGGAATCACGCCCTGACCGGTCTGCTGGTATCCAACGCCGTCTCCTTCGCGGAGCATTACGGGTCTGCGGTGTCCGTGACGGTGGACGACGAGTGGATCGTCACCGCCCGGTTCCAGGGTCTGTGCATGCGGAAGATGCTCAGGACGCCCGCCAATGTCGGACCGACGGAGCTGGAAGAGGCCGTCGAGAAGATTTTCGCTTTCCTGTCGATCGCGGTGCAAGAGAAGCGGTTGGAGATGGCCGACCAACGGTAGCTGGGGCCCGTATTTCCTTGGGGAAAACAGCGATTTCCCGAGGTTACCGTGTCCGACGACGACATCATAAATCTGGACGAACGCCGCCCCGCGCGGGGTCGTCCGCCGAAGTCCGAGGCCACGAAGTCGGATTTCATGAAACCCTGCACAGTGTCGTTCTTGGCGTCTGTCCTTCGCAAGGACAAGCGCACCATTGAGCGAAAGTTGGCGGGGGTCGCGCCCGTGGCTCGCGAGGGCAAGTCGGACCTTTATGACTTCTCCCAGGCCTGCGAGGCGGTGTTCCGGTCTGAGACCGGCCTGTCCGCGAGGGCACTGGCCAACCTGGACCCGACGCAGCTCCCTCCAAACACCCAGTCCGCGTTCTGGTCCGCGCAGAATAGTCGTGCAGCGTATTACAGGGACGCGGGTGACCTTTGGAGATCTGAAGACATCGAGGCCGCGCTTGATGCAATAGTCCGCGTGTTCCGGGACTCCATTTTGGCACTGCCCGAGAAGTTGAAGGCGGCAGCGAAGTCGGGAAAGACCCCTCAGGACGTCGCATACGCCGTTCTGGAAGCCGTCGAGAACCAAGCCGAAAAGTCTGTCAGCGAGCTAAAAGGCGAGTCGTTCAACGCCGAGACGCTGCTGTTCGAGGAGCAGATGGCCGCTCAGGACCTGACGGACGATGAATGACGTTCGAAGATACATCCGCACCGTAGCCAGTCTGGTTTCCGGAAGCCTGTCGGGTCTCAGGCCACCGGAGCGGATCTCTCTGCCTGACTTCGCCAAGAAGCACGTCTGGGTGGACAACCCGTCCACAGCAGGACGCCAAAGGTTGGACTTCGAGAAGACCCCCTACCAGGTGGAACCTTTGGAATCCTTGTCGGACCCGGACTGTCAAGGCGTTCGCATGGTGGCCACGTCGCGTGCGGGGAAGACGTTCATGTCCACCCTGCTGGTGGCTCACACCGTAGAGACTAACCCGATGGACATCATGATCGTGCCGCCGTCACGCTCGACGGCAACCACGTTCGCGAAGGACGATCTGGAAAAGTTTTTCGAGCAGAACGACTGGCTGAGGCAGAAGATCCGCCCAGGCAGGACCACGAACTCCCTGCTGATGAAAAAATTCCGAAACGGGACGATCCTGAGTATCGTCTGGCCCTCCGCGAAGAATCTGGCCGGGGTGAACAGGGGCGTGGTCTGTCTGCCTGACTATGACCGCATCAAGGCGGACGTGGACGGCGAGGGGTCAGTTTACAACCAAGCCGACGCCCGGACGAAACTGTATGGTTTCCGCAAGAAGATATTCGTGGAGTCGTCTCCCTCCAAGAACCCTGAAAAGTTCGAGCGGTTTGAGCCCGAATCCCCCCACCAAGCACCGCCTTACCCCGGCATCCTGTCCCTGTATAACGAGGGAGACAGGCGTTGGTGGTATTGGCAGTGCACATGCTGCCGCAACTGGTTCCCGGCGCATCCCGATCACCTGAGATACGACGACGAGGGCACCCCCAAGCAGCGGGCGGCGTCCGCGCGGGTCGTGTGCCCCACCGAAGCGTGCGGCGCGGTTTACAGACATGATGCGGACCCGGACACCGGGATGCCCGGCAAACACGAACTGAACGCGAACGGCAGGTGGGTCCCAGACGGCATGTCCCTGACGCCAGAGGGCGACCTGATCGGGGAGATGCTGAACCCGCCCATGCCCGGGGTGATGAACTATCGTAGCTACTGGCTGTTCGGGGTCGCCGCCGCTTTCCAGTCGTGGGAACAGATGGTTCTGGCGAAGATAAACGCCGAGCAGGTTTACGCGGAGACGGGCGACGATTCACAGTTGAAGACGGTTTTGAACACCGACTTCGGGCTGCCGTGGATACCGCCGCACATCGAGAACGGCAGCGCATGGGAAGACTACAAGGCGAGGGCGTTGACCTACGCCGAGAAGGAGGTGCCTCCGGGGGCCTTGTATCTGATCACGACCGTCGACACCCAGAAATATCGCTGGGAGGTCCAGACGCACGCGTTCGGTCCGGAGGGCCGATGCTGGATCATTGACCGTCACGACGTGAAGTTTTCCGACCGCCTGCACGAGACGAGATTGAAGGCCGACAAAACGCCGGAGCGCGCGTGGGTCCAGCCGGGTGCGTATCTGGAAGACTGGCAACACCTGACGACCGCCCTGAAAAAGCTTGAATACCCCATGCACGACGGGTCCGGGAAGATGGTCCCCGCCATAATAGGAGTGGACAGCGGCGGATACGGTGAGCGTGACGGTGACACGGTCAAGTCCGTGACCGCCAATGCGGTTGAGTGGTGGCGAAACCTGAGGGGGGACGACATCCCGAGGAGCCGGGTGATGCTGCTCAAAGGCGACCCCAAGCTGAGGGCCCTGACCGAGATAAAACACCCAAACGGCGAGAAGCGGACGGACAGGCATTCGGGGAACCGGGGCGACGTCCCCATCATGCACATCTCGTCGAACGACATCAAAGACATCGTGGCCGCCAACCTGTCTCGTGAGGTCGACGGGCCGAACTACGTGTCGCTTCCGGACTGGGCGGAGAACTGGTGGTTCAAAGAGCTGACCTCCGAACACCGCTCCGGGGACAAGTGGGTCAAAAACAGCCAGAAGGTCCGGAACGAGGCGTGGGACCTGTTGTGCTACGCGACGGCCCTGAACAGGTCCGTCCTGTTCCAGGCTGACCGCATCGACTGGTTCTCCGAAAACCTGCCAAACTGGGCCCGCATCGGGATCCAGAACCCGTTCTTCACGCCGACGCGTCCCGTCGGTGCGGACGGTAATGCGTCTTCCACGTCCGCCAACGAGGCTTCCGAGCCGTATTTGAGCCTTGAAGAGATCGGTGCCGCATACGGAGATTGACGCCTAATGGATAAGCAGATCATCAGGAAGCGTCTGAACGTCGCCTATGAGCAATACGACAAGCTGATGACCGGCCGGGCCCAGAGGGTCATCGTCGACCAGAACGGCGAACGCATCGAATACGCGGTCGCGAACGCCGACAGGCTGGAACGCTATATTGCCACCTTGGAGGCTCAGCTCGCTGATTGCCCCAGCACCCGCCGCGTCATCGGTCCGCTGTTTTTCGAGGGGTAATCATGGGCATCTGGGCATCCATCAAGGGGGCCTTCCGGTCACCTGACGACATTTCGGCAGCGGTATACGGCGCTTACGAGGGGGCTGACGTCCACGGACAAGAGCTGAGAGACTGGCTCCCGAGCCTGGGCAGTGCGAACGACGACATGCTGCCGGAGAAGGAGCTGCTGGACGCACGCGGCCGCTCCGTTCAGCGGAACGACCCGGTCGTAGCGTCGTCTTTGGAGCTGGTGAAGACCGGCGTCGTCGGCACGCGTATGGTCCTGAGCTCGAAGCCGGACGCTGCTCTTCTCGGCGATGACTTCACCGAAGAGGTCACGAACAAGGTGGCGTCCGAGATCGAATCCTTGTGGCACGTTTACGCGGAGTCGACATCCAAGCACATCGACGCGTCCCGCCAGAGGACCCTGACGGACATGGTCAGGATGGCATGCGTGAACTTCATGATCGAGGGGGAGTTCCTGGCGACCGTCGAGTGGCGTCCCGGCCAGAAGTTCGGCACGAAGATCCAGCCCGTGGACATCGCGCGCTTGTCGAACCCTGACGGGCAGATGGACAGCCGGACATCGACCAAGCAGATGATAGCCGGCATCGAGTATGACGCGGACATGGTCCCGATGGCGTATCACATCCAGACGCAGCACCCGTCCGAGTTTTACTTGGGGTCGGGCGAGCGGAAGTGGAAACGGGTCCCGGCGCGCAAGCCTTGGGGGCGTCCGATGGTCATCCACATCCGTGAGCACCTCAGGGCGGAGCAGTCCAGAGGAGTCGGACGCGTCGTGTCCGTTCTGAAGACCCTGCGTTGCCTGAAAAAGTTTGACGAGACCAAACTAAGGAACGCCACGATCAAGTCTCTGTTCGTGGCCACCACGGAGTCCAACGAGAGCCCGTTCACCATCTACCAGCAGCTGGGGATGGGCGGTCCGTCCGCAGGTTCTGCGATGGACCCTAAGGCGGTGGGCAAGGGAATCGTTGACGTCGCGACCGCACACCTGAACGCGTCCCGCGCTTACGAGAAGAGCGGGAACGTCGCTAAGGTCAACGACGGGCCGCGCGTCGTCCACCTGATGCCGGGAACGAAGTTCAACATGCACTCGCCCTCCGACGCAGAGCTGAGCCCGGAGTTCGATAAGTCGTGGATGAGGAAGATCGCCGCCGCGTTGGGGATGTCTTACGAGGAACTGTCCAAGGACATGGACAAGGCGTCCTTCGCGGCGATGAAGGCGGCGATGTCGATGACCTATCAGACAATGAAGCTGTTGAAGTCAATCGTGGCGGATCCCTTGGCGACCACCGTCTTCACCGTCTGGCTGGAAGAGGTCGTCGAGCGCGGATTGCTGAAATCCCTGCCGCCGTCGGCGCGACGCAGTGGCTGGATCTACGAGGGCAACAACCTGGACGGTCTGGCCAACTGCTCCTGGCTGGGCGCGTCCCGCAGCTCAGTTAACGAATATCAGGACATGCAGGCGGCGAAGATGCGCTTGGAGCTGGGGTTGTCGACGATCGAGGATGAGGCCGCGCTGCTGGGCAAGGACTACTCGGAGCTGATCCAGCAGCAGGCGCGCGAAGCCAAGGAATACCAGAAGTATGGGATGGTTCCGCCGCCGCACGCTAACAGACTGGTTTCGCAATCGACAGCGGCCCAGGCACCCGGAACCGACCAGGCCCAGGCGTCCGCGGACGTGCAGGAGCGGCTGGCGGCGGTTGAGCAGTTCGTCGAGGACGCACAGAACGACCAGTGAGACGTATTTCCTGAACCGACGGGGGCGTAGTTCAGCGGGAGAACGCCGGTTTTGCAAGCCGGATGTCGAGAGTTCGATTCTCTCCGCCTCCACCACGAATCGGTTTAGCTCAGTGGCAGAGCGGCGGTTTCCAAGTCCGTGCGTCCGGGGTTCGATTCCCTGAGCCGGTGCCAAGCTTCCAACAAAACGGAAGCAGGGCTGAATGCACGGTTGGAGAACTTTTCAAAATTGTTCTTCAACTGGCGTTTCGGTTTTTCTCGGGTCAGCCGTATTTAGTGTCCAACACGAGGTGAGAACGCCCGCCTCACGCACCGCAACGCGGTAAAGTAGCCCCTTGGGGCGAAGAGATGCCGGATCGCGATGGTAGAAATCTGTCGCGTGAAAACAGGGGCCCGGCCGTGTTGAACGAATTATTGGGGAGTCACCGGAAACGGTGGCACCCCAGCCAAAACAGGTGTCATCCGGATTAGCGTCCGGCATTCATCGCCTGAAACTGTTGCGGGATGGGGAAGAGGTCTATCCCGTCTGGCTCATAACCAGAAGCTCCCCGGTTCGAATCCGGGTCCCGCAACCACCACCATTACGCGGACTTCGTATTATAACGGTAAGATGCCCGGCTGACCGGGGGATGCGGGTTCGAATCCTGCAGTCCGCTCCAACCAACCCGAAAATCAGTGAATGTGTAGAACGGCCAATGGCCGATTACACTCCGCTTGCGCTCTGATCCCACCTTGAATCCCATCTAATACACTGAAATATCTACATAAAACATAAGTGTAAAAACGGATCGGGGTCTTTTATTAAATTCTGTATGCTCTGGCGTATGGTGGTTAGAACTGACCGATTACAGCGATATCGTTTTTACAAACAAAATTAAAAAATGAAATCATACACTTGCGCGCAATCCAAAGTGTTTTTGGGTGTTGAACCAGCCCGTTTTCCCGATTGTAAACCCCTCTCCGATTACACTTTGGGCGTCACCCGCCCGCGCGTGAACTCTTCAACGAGCGTTGATTTTCGGTGTTTATGACGCCTGAAACGCCGCCTCCATCAACCAGCGTTGACGCCGTCGGCGTCCTTCCGGGCCCGTATTTCCCCCGCGAACCGATTTTCGCGAGGCCCCGATGTCCATCTCCGCATTTTACGACGCAGTCCGCCCCCAGTTCGGCGGCAAGCTAAACCAGGGGCAGGTGGACGGTCTGGCGGTCTTGCTGGACGCCACGGCCAAACAGCCGCTCTTTTACCGCGCTTATCTGCTGGCCACGGCCCAGTGGGAGACGGCGCACACCATGCAGCCTTTGCGGGAGACGCTGGCTTCGACGGACGCGTCCGCCGTCGCTCGGTTGGAGAACGCGTGGCGCAAGGGCCAGCTGAAAGCCGTGAAGACGCCGTATTGGCGCGTGGACGCGGACGGGAAGTCATGGTTCGGGCGCGGATACGTCCAGCTCACGCACAAGACCAACTATGCGAAAGCCAGCGCTCTGACCGGCGTGGACCTGGTCGCTGACCCCTCAAAGGCGATGGTGCCCGCGATCGCGGCTAAGATCCTGGTCGACGGCTCCGTGAACGGGATGTTCACGAAATACCGTCTGGCGGACTTCTTGGACGGCAAGACGCCGGATTACGTCGGCGCGCGCCGGGTCATCAACGGCACGAACAAGGCCGCCGAGATCGCCAAGCTGGCGCGAACCTATGAGGCGGCCCTTCGGAAGCTGGGGGACGCCGCGCCGGTCATCGACGCGGAGCCCGCGCCCAAGCCGTCCCTGCCGATCGACACGCCCGCAGTCACGGAGCCCGAGGCCGACACAGGCCTGCTGTCCGCTATTTTTCGCCTAATCACCAGAATTTTTGGGAAATAATCCATGTTCCGCATCATCCGAGAGATCAGCAACACGGTCAAAATGGCCAACGAGATCGCCAGCCGAGCCGGGCACGAGCCCCGCTGGACGCTGTTTCTGACGAACCGCTCCTTCATCGCACAGGTCATCGCCACCGTGTTCGCGGTCGCGGGGATCTTCGGGGTGTTCCTGCCGGTCGACGCGGGCGACGTCGTCGAGGTCATCGCCGCCGTCGGGTTCCTGGTGTCCCAGGGCTGGGCTCTGGTCGAGAGGGTCAGGGGCAAGACCGCCGTTGTCTGGAACCGCGACCAAGCCGTCAAGGCGGTCACCGAGGCCGAGGCGGTGAAAAACGACGCCCTGAGTCAGGCGCTGGACCGGGCTATCCGGGGCGCGTGAGCCGTATTTCCCCACCAGATTAACGCGGGGCGAATATGACCGAGCCGGTAAAACTGAAGATCACGTTCCCCGCCGACGCGGGTGCCATCCATCTGATCGCGCAGCCGTGTCTGGAAGGATTCATGTCGTCTTTCGGCGTTGAGATCAGCGCCGCTGACCTGAAACCCGCCGAGTCGCGGGCGCAGGACTTCGAGGATACCGGCGATGAGTTCTGGGATAACCCGGATCTCAGGGCGTTTCGTCCATATAATGTGGTGCGCGCCGCCGACGGCACCGGTGTGCTGGTCATCCCGGTTCGCGGAAATCTGTTGTCGGACTTCCCCTATCAGGCGGGCACATACGCCACGGGATATGATTACGTCGAGGCGTGCGTCAGGCGGGGTGCGTCCGACGCCAGCGTGAAGGCCATTCTGTTAGACATCAGCAGCGGCGGCGGGTTCGTTCGCGGTGCTGACGAGTGCGCCAGGTCTATCGCGGAAGCCTGTAAGTTGAAGGCCGTCATCGCTTACGCCTCCGGGATGATGGCGTCCGCAGCTTATTGGCTCGGTTCCCAAGGCACGAAGGTTCTGGTTTCGCCCACAAGCGAGGGGGTCGGGTCCATCGGGACCACGTCCGGAAGATGGGACAGATCTGCCCTGCTCGAGAAGGAGGGCGTGAAGCTGCACGCCTACAAGACAGGCGAACGCAAGACGGACGGCAACCCGTATTTACCGCTCACAGACGAGGAGATCGCGGCGCGCCAGGAGCTGATCGAAGACATCAACGACGAGTTTCTGACAGCCGTCTCCTCAGCACGAAACATAAGCGTTCAGGACATCCGGAAGATGGAAGCCGGTCTGTTCTCCGCGAAAAAATCGGTCCGCATCGGCTTGGCGGACGCGGTTAGCACCAGAGCCGAGGCCCTGATGGCCGCGTTCGGTGCGAAATCGGAACCCCAAGCCGAAACAGGGATCAACGAGGGATCGGACATGACCGACAAGACGAAAGACACCCCAAAGGCTGAAGCCGAAGCGGCTGCGGACATCACTTCCGGCACGGCGCCGGCACCTGTCGTGGATGCGGGCGCTGTGGATGCCGCCGTCAGTGCGGCGGTTGGAGCGGCGCTGACCCGCGTTAAGGATATTCTGGGCTGTGACGAGGCCAAGGGCCGCGAAGCGCAGGCGAACGTCTTCGCGTTCACAACCAATCTGGCGCTGGACCAAGTAAAACAACTTCTGGCCGCAGCGCCCGTCGCCGCCCCTGCGCCAGCACCTCACACAGCCGCCAATCCGTTCGAGACCGCGATGATGAACACCCAGAACCCGGACGTCGGGGCGGGGGCGTCGTCTGGCGAGGAGAGCGACGTTCTTGCCGCTTACCGTGCGGCGCAGGTCTAACAGGAGCACCGAGATGGCCAACTACACCCCCGGAATCGCGTCCGTCATCCTCGGTGATACCGAGATCAATGAGCCGCTGTTTTTGAACTACGATATCCGCCCCGGCGCGTATGAGGGCCACGCTCTCGCCTCCGGGCAGACCATCGCGCTGCAAGCGCCGGTTACTCTGAATGAGGACGGCGAAGTCATCGAGGCAGAGGCCGGAACGCCTGCCATCGGCTTGTGCATGTCGCCGATCAACGCCGAGACGACCAGCGTCCAGGTGCTGAAAACCGGAGTCCTGAACTCCCGGGCTATCGCTTGGCCCGCGTCCTACGACACCGCCGAAAAGCGCGCCGCCGCCTTCCGTGGCGCACCCGCGCCGACCAACATCATCGTCAAAACCGCCGTCTAAGCGTCTGAACGGGAGAAAATAAAATGAACATGAGACCCATGAACTTCCAGGAGATGCGCTTCGCGGTCGAGGACACGAAGCCGCAGGTCCGGCTGTTCTCCGACAGGATCTTCAAGCACTCTTATCAGGCGGACAACGACCTGATCCACATCGAGAAGATCCCGATGGCGAGCAACATCGTCGCACCGACGGTGAACCCGCGTCTTTCCGGCCCGGCGGTCGGGAATCAAGGCACGAAAACGATGGTCCTGACGCCCAGCTACTTCCGCCTGACCTCGCCGGTCGAGCCGTCCGGAATCTATACCGGGACGGACAAGAACAAGCTGTCCTACATGTATGACGCCAACCCCATGAACCGTCTCGCCAAGGAACGGAAGCGCGTCAACAACGAGCACATCAGCCGCATCGAGGAGGGCTGGGAGCTGCAAGCCGCTCAGGCCGCCATCACCGGCAAGGTGAACGTCTATTACGAGGGGTCCACGGTCAGTGAGGTGGATTATCATCGTGACCCGGCCCTCACTGTCGTGAAGACGTCCGGCACGTTCTGGGACGAGGACGAAGATCTGATTCTGGAAGACATCCAAAGCATGATCGACCGGATCTACGACCTGACCGGAGAGACCGCCGTGCACGCCCTGATGGGACGGAACGTTGCGAGCCGCGTCCGCAAATCCGCGCGCAAGGGTGCGCTAAAAGACCTCTTGGACAAGCGCTATCAGCCGGACGGGACCAGCTTGGTCACCGGGCTGACGAAACCGGGCGAACTGGTGGAAATCGGGAATATCGGCGGGCTGATCGACGCCTACGAATACAAGGTGAAGTTCCGCGTCCCGCGTGACGGCGGGCTGGAAGTGGTTCAGCCGCTCGGGGACAACCAGATCTGTCTTCTGACGGACGACATCCTGGGCATCAACGCTCACGGTGCCATCAAGAACCGCGCCGCGAACTATGTGGCGGCGAAGATTTTCGCCCAGAACTACGTTGAGGGCAATGCTCCTCAATACGAGTTCATGTCACACGAAAGCGCGCCTCTCGCGATTGTCGCGGACGCAAACCGCACCGCCCTCATGACGGTGCTGGGTGCCTGATAAGCGAACTCGGGCGGCCCACGGGCCGACCATCAACTTTTCGGAGAATGTGATGGTTGAACTGATTGCGATCCATACCGTGCAATACCTGCGCGACGGAAAACAGGCTGTGGCGTTCCCAGGCTCTCGATTCGAGATGCTGGATGCTGAAGCGGAGTCGGTTATCCGTCAGAAGGCGGCGCTGTATGCGAACCCGCACGACGTGGTGCCCGTTCAGGCCCCTGTCGAGACGCCGGCCACTGACGCCCCGGCGGTGACCGAGACCGCCCCGGAACCGGCCCCCGTCGAGCCTGAGACGCCGACCGAGGCCGACGCGGACGCGGACGCCAATCCTAAGCGGACCCGCAAGACCAAGACCGAAGTCACGGAGTAATCATCATGGACTGGAGGGAACGCGCCCAGGCCATGGCCGAGGCCCGCGCCCAGGTCCATGACACCTACAAGATACCCGTCATGCTGACGACCGACAACGGCGCCAGCTGGCGGGTCGTTTTTTGCCGTTTGCACGAGTCGGTGAACCCGGACGGTCAGACGGTTGGGAACCAGAATTCCCGAATCACGGTCGATACGGACACCCCGGTGGCGATTTTCCGGCACGCCGAGGCCCCCGACCTGAAAGCAAATGACATCGTGTCGGTGTCGGAAGGCGTCGCCTACAAGGTGGCGTCCGCCGCCCCGCCTGACCGTTACGGGTATCGGAACGTCCGCTTAAAGCACGACCATTCCGGCGTGGCGCGGCCCGTCCCCGATTGGGAGAGCCTGTGATGGCCGTCGCATACGTCGCCTTGGAGAACGTCGTGGACGTCGCGCAGCTGCGCGAGGTTCTGGAGAACCACGGACCCGTCCTGCTGAGGGCGGTGAACGACGCGGGCAGGTTCGCGCACAACGAGGCCCGGAAGCGGATCACGGACGGCGGCACGAACTGGCCCGCCGGATACATCAACAACAAGACGTTAAACTTTAGACCAGCGACGTCCCTGATGCGCGGAAACACCGGTTCCGCCGTCATCACGGCCCGGTCCAGACCGTCCACCCTGACCAGGTTCAACGCGACGGTCGTGAATGACGATAAACGCAAGGGCGTCCGGGTCGAGGTGAACCGGGGGCGGCCGAAGATCCTGTGGAAGGCGTTCATGACGAACATGGGCGGTAACGCCTTGGTCATGATGCGCGAGGGGGATTACCGGCAGCTCCCGAACATAAACGCACACAAATACGCCTGGAACGGTCTGGTGTCCCTGTATGGCCCGTCCGTCGACCAGGTCTTCAAGACGCACCGGGACGGACCCGACGGCATCGCCACGATGGCGCTGGACCGATTGGAGGACGTGTTCGCGGAACTGATGGGGTTTAAGCATGCCTGAGCCGATCCGACTGACCGTGATGAAAAAGCTGTGCGCCGAGATCGAGCAGCGCGCTGGCTTGGCCGGTGCGGTATTCCGTGGCCGCTCCTACTTTGGGCCTGCGACGGGAGGGCCGTTGAAGATGGTCTCCGTGTTCGAGGACGGGGCCCACGCCGAGGATTACCCCCAGCAGACCGGGGACGGTCGCGCGAACGTGGTCCGACTCCCGCTAATCCTGATGGGGTATGACGTCGAGGGGGTCGAGCACCCCACGGACCCCGCGATGATCATGATGCACGACGTTCTGGCGGCCCTGAGGGGCGTCAAGCGCGACGGAGCGCCGGACGGGAACCGGAGCCGGAACTATCTGGGGATGGGCCGCATCGTGGACGACATCAAGATCGGGAACGGCCACGTCTATCCGGCCTTCGCGAACGAGAACACCTCTGTGGCGTTCTTTCTGGTGCCGGTGACCGTCACCTACGTGGACTTGGCCTCCTGATCCGCCTGAGACGCCTGAACCGTATTTGCCCTGTGTGACACTGGCCCGTCGCGGCCGAAACCAACATACAGGAGCGCCACGATGGCACAAACCCAGAACTACACCGTGGGCCGCGGTAAGGTCTTTTATGCACCGTTCCGCCCGGGCACCACGCGCCCCGCCGGATGGGAATACATCGGCCACACCACGGAGCTGGGGATCTCCGCCACGACCGAGAAGCTGGACCACTGGAACATGGACAGCAAGCGCAAGCGCAAGGACAAGACCGTCACTCTTAGCGCCGAGTTCGCCATGACGTTCAGCACGGACCACATCAGCCCCAACAACGTCGCCCGCTTCTTCCTGAGCGACGGCGCGCAGACCGTCAGCCAAGCCGCTGCGGCCAGCGTGACCCAGACCATCACCGGCATCGAGTTCGACCGCTATTACACGCTGGGGGATTCCGACGGCGCGCCGATGGGCGTCAAGGAGCTTGAATCCGTGACCGTGACGGTCGGCGGGACGGCTCTGGAAGAGGAGATCGACTATATTGCGGACCTGGTGAACGGCACCGTTTACTTCGTCGAGGGCGGCGCGGCCACCGCGGGCGCGGACGCCGAGATCACCTACGGGGTTCGCGCGTCCACGTTCGACCGCGTTCTGTCCGGCGACGCAGAGGTTCGCGGCGCTCTGAAGTTCGTGTCCGACAACGCCACCGGTGATAACTTCACGATGCTGGCACCCTGCGTCGAGATCTCCCCGAACGGGGACTATGCGCTGAAGGGCGACGAGTGGCAGGTCCTGTCGTTCAACGTCTCGGTGCTGGAACTCGATGACCGGGCCGCGCTGTATCGCGACGGACGCCCCGAGACGGTCTGACATCCACAACTACCCGGCCGCCGAGTTTCGGCGGCCGTTAACGATTGGAGCCCCGCATGGCGTTCGCCGATTTCCGCCCTCACTATTTGAAGGTCACCGACCGCGCCGGCAACGAGCTGGGACAGGTCCGTGCGCTGAACGAATCCGACCTGTCGTTGCTGTGGCAGAAGCACGAGGACGCGATGGAGCTGGTTTTCCAGTCCGTCACGTCCGAGGGCGTCTCACCCGACCTGATGGTCGGTGCCGCGGCCGTCGCCGCCATCAAGGTGGCTCCGGACATGGTCACTGACCTGATTTGTCTGGCGTCCGGTGAGCCGGACTGGGACGCGACGTTCCGGGCGGTGTCCACGATGCCGGTCGGGATGCGCCTTGAGATCTTGGGCGCGGTCCTCAGGTTGACGGCGGAGTCCGAGGGCGGGCTGGAAAAACTGTTGGGTCTGTTCAGGCTGCTGCGTCCAAGAACCGACCCGTAAAGGACGCCCGGCCGCAGCCCGGAACGCCCGTCTCGCGGTTCATTATGACCGTAAGGCGGACGGTGTCTTTCCTGCTGGCGAACGGCCACCACAACGCCGCCCTATACCCCGTCGCCCGTATTTTCCTTGAAGCGGAGCTGGTTCGCGAGCGGCTCGACGCGGAGCGCGCCGACGCCGCCGTCCTGATGCAGCTGACGGTCGGAAGTCTAATGGACAAGCAGACTGCCAAGGACTTCACGAAGCGTATCGGGGAGATGACGGGGAATGGCCGTTAACCAGCACGAATCCAGCCTAAGGATCACCGCCAAGAACGACGCGTCTAAGCCCCTGAAGCAGGCGGCGGACGACCTGGGTCGGTTCGAGGACGCCGTCAAGGCGGGCGGGACCGCGCTGGACAACCACACCGGCAACATCCGCGACTTCGGCAAGGCCGCGCAGAACGTGTTCAAGCCCTTGGGGGACCTGGGCAAGCAGGCGGTGGGCAAGCTGACGGCTGCGGTGGAACAGCTGGACGCTGCGTTGGAAGACACCAACGCCAACATCGGCGTCACAAAGACCCAGATACAGTCCTACAAGGACGCGGCAGCGGCGGTGGACGCCAAGATCGAAGCGGTCCAGAAGCTGCGGGACGCCGAGGACGCACGCCGGACGTCCGAATCCTCGAACCTCGCTCACCTGAAAGACGCGGAGGCGGAACATCTGGCCGCAGTCCGCAAGACGGCCGATGCCCAGATCGCGGGCATCAACGAGGCCACCCAGGCCCGCCGTGACGAGCTCGCGGCCATCGACGCCCAGATCTCCGCCGAGCAGAAGCTGGCGAACGCCCGCGACAAGAAGCTGGCTAAGGCATCAAAGGACATCGACGAGAGCGTCGCCAAACAGCGTGAGCTGGAAGAGGCCCGTTCCAAGGCGGCTCCGGACCTGGCTCCGTTCGACGCCCAGATCGCGAAGCAGCGTCAGCTCAAAGAGGCGGCGGACGCCGAGCTGAAAGCGCGGCAGTCGGCTCACTCCCAGTCTGTCGCAGAACGCCGAGAGATATTGGCCCAGCGAAAAGTCCTGTTGGACAACGCGAGGGTTGAGAAGACGAGTTATGAGCAGCGTAAGCAGCGTTTCGCTGATGCCAGGGCCAGCATAAGGGCCGCAATGAAGGCCCCGGGTGCTAACCTTATGGCTCTGGTCACGCAGGATGCCGCGAACACCCGTGGATCCGGAGCGAACGAAGCTGCGTTCAAGGCGTTCTCCGCCGAGAATCTCGGACAACGCAAAGCTCTCACCGCACATTTGGCGGACCTCGGTAAGCGCATCGAGGCCGAGAAAGCCGCTGCGGACGCCGTCAAGACCACGGTCGATGCACACGCCTCAGAGATCGCGAGGCTGAACGAGCTCCGGAAACCCACGGCGGACCGCGTCGCTGACATCGACAAGCAGATCGCCGCCGAGGAGAAGGCCCAGGCACGCCGCCGGACCATAATTGACGAGCAGATCGCGGCTCAGGCCCAGTCCGCTAAGGTTGTCAAAGATCTCGCCAAGGCCCGCGACGCCATTGTGCCGGACGTCACCAAGTCGGATGCTGACATCGAAACCGTCAATAAGACTGTCGCCGCCGAGAAAGTCGCGTCCGACGCTCGCATCAAGGCGCAGAAGGACCTGACGGACGCCGTAACGACGGAGTCCAAAGAGCGCATCGCGGCCGCCAACAAGGAGCTGGCGGAGCTGCGCAAGGCCCGCACCGCGGAGAACGCCCGCGTCAGGGCGGGCATCAAGGCCCAAGCCACGCTGGACGAGCGTCGCGAGCGCATCACCTCCGAGCGCGACCAAGCCGCCGCGATGCGTGACCGCGCCGTCTTCCTGAATAGACAGATCACGGACCCCACCGCCCTGAGGCGTGTGGCCCGGACCATCGGGAGCGGCCCGGAGACCCAGTCCCGCGGCATGGCCGCCCTGACGGATCAGACCCGCAAGGCGGCGGACGCCCAGCGCCTGCTGAACGGCGAGGTGAAGCGCGGGAACTCCGGTTTCAACTCCGCAAGGTCCTATATTATGGGCTTGGTGTCCGCATACGCCCTGTATGCGACGACCGTGACCCAAGCGTCCCAGGCGATCGAGGCGTTCAAGACCAAGCAGGCCTTCGAGATCACCGTGTCCAACACGCTGGGCGGGGACATGGCCAAGGCACGCGGAGAGTTCGAATATCTGACGGACGCCGCGAACGAGTTCGGTTTCTCCGTCGCGACGATCAGCCAGGAATACGCGAAGCTGGCGGCGACGGCCCGCGGCATCGGCCGGTCCAACAAGGACATCCGGTCCATGTTCGAGGGCGTGCTTTCTGTCGGCCGGGTGAACAATCTGTCGGACGAGAAGATGCAAGACGCGTTCCGCGCGGTCACGCAGATCCTGTCCAAGAACCAGGTCATGTCCGAGGAGCTCAAAGGCCAGCTGGCCGAGGCGCTGCCGGGCGCCGTCGTCCGATTCGCCCAGTCCCAGGGGTATGACCCTGACCAGATGAAGCAGTTCTCCAAGGACCTGGAGGACGGCAAGTTCGCCGCCCGCGACATCATCGAATACGCCCAGCGTGAGCTGGAGGACAACGCGGCCGCTGTCCTTCGCGCCCAGAACACGTTCCAAGCCACGATGGCCCGGTTCCAGAACACCCTGTTCAAGAGCCGCACGGACTTCGCGGAGAACGGGTTCATGGACGGCCTGACCGAGACGATCCGGGAACTGGACGAGTTCTTCAAGTCCGAGGACGGCAAGGCCTATCTGATACGGCTGGGTGAGGGCGCGAAGGTCGCGGTTGACGCGCTGGCTCTGCTGGCGCGTAACTTGGACACCATCATAGCTCTGGCCGGGACGCTGGGGGCGGTCTGGGGCGCTAAAAAGATCGGCGGCGCGGCCACCGGCATCGCGTCGTTCTTCGCGGACGCCAAGGTCTCTGCGGCCGCGGCCAGCGGGGCCATCGGCACGGCGGGCAAGTCGGCGGCTGGCGCGGCCCGGTCCTTCGGGATGCTGGCGGCTGTCGGTCGGGGTCTGTTGGGGGTGTTCGGGGGGCCGGTCGGTCTGGTGGCCATGCTGGCGTCTCTGGGTGCCGGGGCCCTGTGGTCATGGACCTCGTCCCAGAACGCCGAGCAGGCCGCGCAGGCGCAGTCCCGCATGGAGCGGATCCGGGACGTCATCGGGGAAATCCGGTCCGCAGCGGTGGAAGCGGACGGGGACGTCTCGAAGTTCGTGAAGAACCTGGGCGCGATCCGGGGGATGACCGACACACAGCAGATGGAACTTCGTCGTGACGTCGTCCAAGCCAAGGCCGACGTCCGGGACGCCGTGTCCGAGGTCATAAGCGGTGCGTTCGCCAAGGAGAACGGATCGCGTGAACGTGCCAGGCAACTTCTGAGGGACGGTTTCATCACGGTGAACTCCGGAGACACCGCGAAGCTGGCCCGTATCGGTTCCCAGATCCAGAAGGGCGGGTTCGACCCGAAGGTCCTGAACGCGGAACTTGACGCCATCGCCAAGGCTAACCCCGCGATGACGGGGTATGTCGTCACCATGCAGCGTCTGGTTGAACAGATGGTTGAGCTGGAAGCAGCCCAGACCGACGTCACCCAAGCGATCGAAAACGCCAACAACGCGGGCGAGACTGCCGAAGAGCAGATGAAGCGGCATACGACCGAGAACCGGAACTCCGCGGAGGCGGCGTCTCTGGCGGCGTCCGCCCAGGAAGAACTGGAAAAAGCTCTGGATAAGGCCTCCGATGCCGCCGGGGACACATCTGGAATGGGCGATTATAATCGATCCATGAAGCAGGTCTCCGAGACCAAGTCCGAACTTCTGAAACTTCTCGACAACTGGATCGAGGCCGAGAAGGCGGCTGGTAAGGCCGTCCCCGCGGAGGAGGTTGAGCGCAGGACACGTGAGATCGAACGGTCAACGAAGCGCATGGCCGACAACGCCGTCGCTGACTTGTATCGCATACAGGCTGCGGCCCGCGGCGTTGATGCCGCGTTCACAGACATCACGGCTGGATCGCTGTCTAAACTTCAGGCGATGGAATACGGGCCGCAGACGAGCGGTGCGGGCGCGTCTCTGCCGAAAGGAGAGCGTGCGGATTACATCCGCAAGGGGCTCATTAAGCGCGGGTTTCCACCACACGTAGCAGATGCGATTCTGGTAAACTTCCAGGACGAGAGCGGCCTCAATCCCGGCGCGGTCGAGGGGGAACCGAACGTCCACGGGACCCGTGGATACGGCCTCTACCAGCTCACGAACAACTCGTCGGGCAAGGGTCGGAGGGCAGACTACGAGGCATACGCGTCTCGGCGCGGTTCCAGTTTCGACGACATAGACACCCAGATGGACTTCATGGTCCATGAGATGCAGACCACGCACAAGGCTGCGGGTGATGCAATCATGTCGTCTTCTACGACCGCTGAGGCGGCGCAGAACATGGTCAGCCTGTTCCTGAAACCGGCCAAAAAGCACGAGAACGAACGTCGCGCGAGATATGCCAACCTCCCGACCAACCCGAGCGGAACTGAATATCGTCAGGCCGCTGAGGTGGCCGTTCTGACGGCCAGACAACTCGCCCCGGACCTGTCGCAAGCGACAGCTCAGGCGATCGACGACTTTCTGATCAAAAACCCGGCCGCGAACACTCAGGATTTCCGGGACGTCCTGTCTTCTCAGGATGCCGGGAAGATCGCGTCAGCGATCCGGGATGCGGGCGATGGAGCACTGGCCGACCAAGTCTTGCAAACATCGAGGACGAACGACGCGGTCTCGACCCAAGTGGCGGTGACGCAGACCCGGGCCAAGGTCGAGGAAATGCTTGAGGGCATGACCTTCAACGCTGATGACCTGAAAACGGAAGATTCCAGAGCTCTTGCCGTCAAACGGGAGGTGGACGCGTTCACCTCTAAGGTCGCGGAGAGCCGAGCGCCTCTTGCAGCCGTCATGGGCGTCAGCACCGACGAGGAAGCAAGGCGCATGGTCGAGGTGACCGCGCAGAAACGTCTCCAAGCTGAACTCGACAAGCAGAGCCGGGACTTCGCCGCAGACAGAGCGGATTCGGACGCGGATTCGGAACGCGCAGCGAAACAGCGTTTCGAACTCATGCAGATCGAGAACGCCGAAGGTGAGCGTGCTCGGGCGCGTCGAGAGATCGAACTGAGATATCTTAACGAGGAGCAGGATTCAGGGCACAAACGTCCGGACGCCGAGCGCAACCGTCTTATTGATGCTGAGATGCGGGCGTGGGACGCGGAGAACGCGGAGCGTCTGGCCAAGGAGGCCAAGGACAAGGCGGACAAGGCCAAGGACGACGCCGAGAAGGTCCACACCGACAAGATAGCGACCCTGCAATCGAAGCTGGCATACCTGAACGACCAGCTGGCGGTGGCGACCGAGAACCGTGACGTCGAATCTCAGGCGCGACTGAAGGACGAGATCCGGGGCGTGTCCGACGAGCTGATCTCGGCGACCGTGGCGGCCGAGCAGTTCTACGGGACGTTGTCCGGACCGGAGAGCGAGCAGGGCGTCTTGGCGATGCAGCGTCTTCGTCTGGAGGCCCAGCGCGGAAAGCAGGATCTCGGGAAGATGTCCCCCGAGGTCGAGGAGCTGTCCGGCGTCATCCAGAACAGCCTTAACGGTGCCGTGGACACTTTTGCCCAGCGGATCGCCAAGGGCGACAACGCGTGGGACGCTCTGAAAGCCAGCGTGGGACAGGCCGTCGGACAGATACTGATCGACATCGGAAAGATGATCACGCAGGCGGTCATCGCGGACGCCACCATGAAGATGCTGGGTCAGTCCACGCAGAACATCCAGATGGGCGGTGGGAACGGCGTCCCGACGGGTCAGTCCGGCGGGAGCAAAGCTGGCGGCATCATCAGCAGCATCCTGAACATCGGCATGTCCCTGTTCTCGGGAGGGATGGGCGGAGGAGCCGGGATGGGAGGCGGTGCCGGCGGCATGACCGGAGGGATCTTCCACGACGGCGGCATCATCGGGGACCCGTCCAAGAACATCGACTTCCTGGCGAGTCTGATGAACCTGAAACCGGGCGAGCGCCCGATCATCGCGATGGACGGCGAGGAGATGCTGACGCGCCGTGACCCGCGACACCGGGATAATCTGGGCGCGGCCTTCGACAGAATGAACAGATTCCACATCGGCGGGATCATCGGTCGTCAGCCGAAAGCGATCCAAGACCGGATTGGCGGTTCGGGCGGTTTGCTCGGCGGTCTGATATCGCAGGTGATGGGCGACAAGGGCGTGGCCGGTGCCACCCTGAACCCGATCCAGATCATCAACGCGATCGACGACGGCGACCTCAGGGACCGATTCTTCTCGGGGCCGGACTCGGATCGGGCTTTCGTCAACATGTTCACGCGTAACGCGTCCAAACTGAGGCACGTGCTCAAATGATCGACCTGAACAACCCCGTGGCCACCCCGTTCCGCGTCAACTGGGGCACGGACCCGGTGACGGAGTATCATTACAAGACCGAGGTGTTCACCGCGGCGGACGGCTCCGAGCAGCGTCGGCCCATGAACAGGTATCCGGAGGTCCGGGTCAGATACGAGACGTGCGCGATGACAGCCGCCCACGCCGATAGGATCGACGGGATGTTGCCGATGCTGATGACGTCCGCCGTGGCCGTCCGGGACTTCCGGATGAACGGGGCCGGCCGGGTGTCGGCGGACGGGTCGTCATTCATCATCAGGACGTGGTCAGCGTCTTGGGCCGTCGGGGTCCGCGTCGTCATAGAGGACGATGACGGCCTGCAAGAGCACACCGCGCTGGTCACCGGCGCGGACCCGGCGTCGCGCACCGTCTCCCTGAGTGGCCCGTGCCCTGAAGCGATGCGGGGTAAGGCGGCCAAGATCGGATCCGCCGTCGTGGCGTCCCTGGACGACGAGATGGGGTCCGTCCGTCACACAGCGGACGTCGAGGCGTGGGACGTTTCCGCGAAGTCCTTCCGGGGGCTGGACCCTATCGGCGGCGCTCCCCTGTCGGCGTTCCCGTTCCCCCACGGCTCCAAGGACGGTGTCCGGATCACGGCGCGCCGCAGCGTTCACGGTCTGGACTACGGGGTGGGCCGCAGGTCCGAGGTTCTGGGGTATGCGTCGATGACGTCCGGGTTCCGCACATACCAGGTCGAGACCTACCAGCTCAGCCAGACGTCCAAGGAGGCGCTGGTCTCGTTCTATTGCGGGTGCCGGGGCCGCCACAAGTCGTTCACCGCGCCGAAGATGGACCCGTCCGCCAGGTTCCGGTTCGCGTCGGACATCCTGGTCGTGACGCACCGCAGCGGGGACGTGTCGTCCGCGACGGTCAACCTGGCCCAGGTCATCGCATAACGGGCAGGCCCGTATTTCCCGCATAACAGATGCGGGGTCCGGCGTGGGTATTTTTGACGACAACGAGAGCCAGATCGAGACGGGTTTCGTCTCGTTCACCGTGACGGTGTCCGGTGACGGCGAGACGTGGCGATACACGAACTCGGACGCCGTCTTGGTCGACGACGACGGGAACGAATACCAGCCGGTCCCGGTGATGACCAGCAACATCCAGGCGGACGGCGCGATGTCCGGCGGTGAGCTGGACGTCACCTTGGACAGGTCGGTTTCTCTGGCCGACAGGTTCTTCCCGGAAGCTCACCCGGCCATCTACAAGATCGTCATTCGCCAGGCCTTCCACGAGGAGGGCGTCATCATCGAGGCGCCTCTGGCGTTCACCGGGGTCATCACGTCCGTGTCGTCTTCGGGGGACGGGGCCGAGTTTAAGCTGAAATGCACGACCCAGCAGGGCTTACTGAGCAGGTCGGGTCTCAGACGCCGCTACCAGCACCAGTGTCCGTTCTTGCTGTTTGGGACCGACTGCCGCGCCAACCGGGCATCATCCCAGTTCTCCGCCACAATCTCCGCCCCAGCGGGCACGGCAGTGTCGGACGTCAACCTCAGTTTTTACGGCGAGGACGCGGACAACCCGGAGATATGGCGGGGCCGTGACCTGTCGGACCTCCAGAACCGGGTGTTCATGGTCGGGGCGACGATCGAGTTCCAGGGCGTGAAATACGTCGTCTGGGACTTGGAGACTTGGGACGCGGCGAACTCGCCTAACGTGTTCCGGATCCGACTGAACTCGCGTGACGTCACCACTCTCAGGGACGCGGTGTCCGCGGCGGCACCCGCTGACCGCGTATGCGTGATCACCCCTGCGTGCGACCACACGATGGCGTGCTGCCAGCAGGTCTTCTCGAACGGACGCAACTACGGCGGGATGCCGTGGATCCCGTTCGAGAACCCCGTGAAGACGATGTTCGTGGGGGCGTGACATGGACCCAATCACACAGATGGTCGTCGGCATCAGCATGCAGGTCATCGGCCTGCTGTTCCAGCCCAAGCCGGAGGAGCCGAAGCCTCCCAGCCTGGACGACTGGGACGAGCCGACGTCCGACTCTTCCAGACCGATCCCGGTCGTCTTCGGCACGGTCGAATTAAAGGGACTGAACGCTTTGTGGTGGGGCGATAAGGCCATCGAGCGTCGGGACGTCAAGATTCCCACGGAGAAGAAGTGATGCTGGTCCGCAAGGCGGACGTCTTGGCCGCGGGGTTCTGCGGCCCCGGCATGAAGGCGTGGTGCCGGCAGCACGGCATCGACTCACGACAGATAAACGACGGCGTCCCGGCCGAGCTGCTGCTGGCCACGGGGTGCGCTCTGGCCGAGGCGGTCGTCGCCAAGGCACGGGAACGACAGGTTTTGGAGGCTGATGATGTCCACCGGTAAGAAGATGACCACCCCGGTATGGGACATGAAGATGTCCACGCACTTCGGCGTCGCCCTCGGGGCCGAGGCGCTGTTTGGGATCAAGATCAAGGACAAGCTGTGCTGGCCCCCGGAGCAGGTCGACGGAGACGACACCGTCGAGAAGTGCCCGACACTCAGCTATCGTCGCATCAATGCGGATGTGGATCTGAATGACATACGGACGATCGGGGCGGCGGACCCGGCCCCCTGCATAGACCCGAACAACCCCCAGATAATGACGGGGCCGAGAGACGAATACATCAGCGAGCCCGAGCTTTTCGGCGGTGACACGAACGGAACGGGCGGGGTCCGTGGCCTGTTCAGCTGGCTTCCGGGGAAGATTAACCAGGTCCTCCCGACGTTCATAACGTCTCGCCTGAAAGAGGATAACGACCAGTGCCCGTCGTATCGAGGTCTTGCGTCCGTGTTCTTTTCGGGGTCCAGGAAACCGACTCTGGGGACTGACCAGAACGGTCTGGTCATCGGCGGCAAGGTGGTCGGCAAGGTTAACTCCTCGAACAACCAAGGATTCGTGTGGGGCGTCAATGACCCCTATGTGCCGAACGCATCCCTGAGGGTCTGGCGCAGGCCTAAGGCGGAACCCTTGCGGAAGTTCGCGGAGTTCTTTTTGAACCCGTATAACGTCGGGATATATCCCGGGAAACAATATCAGGTTCTGGCAGTCCAGACCCCCCTAAGTCCGGCCCGCAGGAAACCGGACGGCGACGACGGGGAGATGTTGCCCAGGGGCGGGGGATTCCCGGGCGCGAACCCGGCTGCGGTCCTGTATGAGCTGGTCTCATCCGGGGCATACGAGATCAGCGCCACCGAGGACGCCATCGACAAGGACTCGTTCCTGATCTGTGCCCGTAGGCTTGCATATGAGGATATGGGCATATCGTTCGCGTGGGTTGACCAGGACACCGTTCGTGAGGTCGTGAACGAGGTCTGCAAGCACGTCGGCGCGGCCGTGTTCATCCATCCGAAGACCGGGCTGTATACCATGCGTCTGTTGCGTCCCGAGACTGACTTTGACGCCATCCAATCTCGCCAAGGGGAGCGGATCCCCAGGCCTTGGGTCACGGACTTCGTGCTGGACCCCAGCAACGCGGAGCTTGATGGTGATTTTGAGCGGAAGACGTGGACGGACGTCGTCAACAGCCTGACGGTCAAATACACGGACGACGAGACGTCCGAGGAGAACGCCATCACGGTCCAGAACCAAGTGGCCATCGCGGCCGCGGGCGGGCGAATCAACGACGGCACGATGAACGGATACATGTTCCGTTCCGAGGAGACGGCGCACGCGGCGGGCGTCCGGGAGCTGGGCAACATATCCAGGCCCATCCTGAGGGCGTCCTGGAATCTTAGCCGGAAGGCTTGGTCTCTCGCCCCGTTCGACGTCATCACCGTCAACTGGCCGTCCGAGGGGCTTGTCGGCGTGAAGTTCCGGATCATGTCCGTGGACTACGGCACCCCCAGAGACAGGACCGTCAAGATCGACGCCGTCCAGGACGTCTTCGGGGACGTGAAGCCGCGGGTCGCGTATGTCCCGCAGGCCCCGCTTTGGCGTCCGGACTCCCGGCCCACGATGCGGCAGCCTTGGTTCAGCCCGGCGTCGGCCCCGATGCTGATCAGAAACGGCGTGACCATCGAAGAGGTCGAGCAGCTGGACGAGGACCAGGACGCCGCGGTCATACACATGATTTCCAGCGACGGCCCCTTGGACTCGGCGGACGCGTTCGTCCACCTCGCGGGTGAGTCGTATTCCCAGAACGGCGTCCCGATCGAGGCGCTGCCGCGCGCGGTCTTGGGGTATCCGCTTCCGGCGCAGACCACGACTGTCTTGAACTTTTACGAGCTGGACTTCGGTCGGCAGGAGAGGGACCCGGACGTCGGGGACGTCTTGGTGTTCGTGCGCCCCCGCCCCGACAAGACCTCGCTGAACGGATACTGGCAGACCATCGGCGGCGGAAGGCAGTCGTCTCTTACCTATGACGCGGGATACGGCACCGCTTTCAGCCCCATCAAGCTGCATTGGGGCGTCGGGACCGCAGCGATGGCCTTGGACCCAGCCTCCCAGCGAAGCGACACGATGGTCGGTCTGGCCCCAGCCTTCCACGAGGAGGTCTGCGTCATCACGGCCCTGAACCGGGACACCGGCGACGTCACCGTCAGACGCGGGTGCTGGGATACGGTCCCGGCCCCGATACCGTCCGACGCGTGGGTTTTCCACATGAAGAACCGCCCGCCCGTGCCCAGGTCCGCATCCCCTGACGGAGAGTTCGTGTATTCGGTGTATCGCCCCAAGAACGCGTCCGCCGTGTCCCGCGGAACCACGCAGCAATACTCTCACGTCGCGACGGCCCGGCAGGCCATGCCCGCGCGTCCGGGCAACGTCAGGCTGGTCATCTGCGGTGAGACGCACCACATCGGTTCCAAGCCGGTTCTGGACGACGCAGCCGACGTTACGGTCAGGTGGGCGTCCCGGAACAGGATGCTGGACGACGCCAGCCCGGCCGCTTGGACCGCGGGGAACATCACCCCGGAGAGCGGGCAGTCCCACTACGTCAGGGTCTGGCGCAGGGTCAGGCGCGACGCCGCGGGGGACGCGCCCGCCGTCCTGGTGGCGCAGTTCTATAATCTGGGGGGCGACAGCTACGTCGTGCCATCTACGGTCTTCGCAAACAGCATGACGGACCCGGACTGGAACCCCGGTCAGGTCGAGTCCGACATCGAAGTCGGGGCGGCGTTCGTCATCGAGGTCGGTGCGATGCGCATGACGTCCGGGACCACGCTGGGTGAGCCCGGCGCGTCGGCGCAGATGTCCGCTCAGGCGGCACTGATGTTGCTCGACGTCGGGACCGCTCCGGGAGGCTGGGGCAACAGATACGGAGAGGATTACGGCGGGGCGGCGTGATCCGCCAATGTGCATAGGCAAAGTCCCCGATGTTCTCGGCCCGTATTTCCCGGGGGAACAGACGCGGAGTGACGGACATGCCCTCAACGACGATCCCGGGTATCGGCATCGAGGCCAGATGGGCCGAGGGCGAGAACGGCTGGAAGCCCGGAATGGACGAGAACCTGGTTCGCTTGTCGGCCCTGACGCAGATGTCCGTCCCGTCCGTAACCGCGGCCCTGTCAACAGCGAACGGCGTCCAGATAGCCCCGCCGTCCCACGCGAACGCCGGACAGGTGGCCCTGAGCGTCAGCGGCGCGTGGTGGTATTACGCCCCGTTCCAAGGGATGCGGGTCTGGGTCCGTGACGTCCAGTCGTGGTTCGTGTTCGACGGGGCCGATTGGGTCCGGGAATCCGGTGCCGCGCACGTCATCAGCCCCGTCGTTTCAGCGTCCCGGCTGGTGACCGAAAGCGAGTTCGCCGTCGGCGCGACCATCGAGGTGTCCTCAGAGACAGACGTCGTCCTGACCGTTCCCGGACCGGGCACGACCGCCCCGCAGCTCGGGGCGTCCGTCGCGCGCCGCCCCATAACGGTCATCCGGACCGGGGCCGGGAACGTCTCCGTAGCCGCGGCCGCAGGCTCCACCCTGATGTCTGCGGGGAACGCGTTCCGGGCACGCGAACAGGGTTCGGCATTCGTCATAATCCCGCTGACGGGGGACCGGTATTCCGTCCAAGGTGACGTCACATGATTCTGGGACCGATATTCCGCAGGCGCGGTGCAGCCCAACAGACGCCCGTGATGGTGTCAAGGATGGCCGTCGCCGTCGTGCACGCCGCGTCCCGGACGTTCTCGAACGCGGACGTCTCTCTGACGGCACTGACCGCCGCCCGACGGATGACCCGGCAGCCGGGGCGGGCTGACGTCTCGCTGGCGGCCCTGACGGCGGCCAGAAGGATGACACCGCAGACCGGCACCGCCGCGCCGTCGTTGGCGGCCCTGACGGTGGCACGAAAGATGAACGAACCCGACACGAACCCGGCGGTCAGCAGGATGGTCGTGGCCGTGGTGCACACATGAGAGGATAGTTATGGCCATTCTGTTTATGGACGATTTCCGCAGTTACCCCACCGCTGCAGAGATGCTGTCCGATGGAGGCAAGGGCGGTCAGTGGACCACATATAACAAGATTACCAACCCCTTACATTCACTTGTCGAGAACCCGACCTGGAGGGGGGATGGGTCCACCATGCGTGCACTGCTGAATCCGTCGAGCAACGACCGATACGCACCTCAGAGGGACTTCACCGCGACGCCGGTAAAGTCGGTGTGCGCGCAGTTCGTCTGCGGGACGTCTGGGGATACAAAAGCTAATACCGAGGCGTGCAACTTCGTCCTCTTTCAGGAGCCGGTCATCGACGATCAAACAATATTTTCTACAAATCTGACGACGTTCTACGGCGTGTCCATTCGATCCGATTCATCTGCCGTGGGCACAACCAGGCAGGTCGGAGTCTATTACTCGATTCTGACGAGCATGTCTGGTTCGACAAACCAAGTTCTGATCGGATATCTGCGCCCTTGGTCTCGTGACAGGCATTATCACGTGGAGTTGAAAGTCGATCACACGGGCGCCCAAGCCCGGATTGTCGTATATGTGAACGGTGTTCTGGAGATGGACACTGTGTATGACCGAGATCGTGTCGACAGTGGATACCAGACAAAGGATTTCAAGCGTGTGCTGCTCGGCGGAGGGGCGAATAGCTCTTCGAACCGGGGTCCAAAATACTCGAATCTTGTCATTTACACCGACGATGAGGCAACCGCCTTCCCCTTGGGTCCAGTCGAGGTTGTGACTCTAAGCCCTTCCGCAGGCCAAGGTTATGACGGCCTCAGGGCCGAGCCCAACGCGGACGACACGACCTACGCGACGGTCCTGCCGGGTGCGACCCTGAACGGGACATTCGACGACCTGACCGCGAATCCTAATCCAGTTTTGGCGGTGGACGCGACGGTTCGACATCAGTCTGTGGCGGGCATCGAGCCGTCCCAGATCACAACCCGCATCCGCAAGGCTGACGACACCGTGTCCGGTTCCGTGACGACGACGGCCGCGCCGGGCGTCCCCGCGACGCACCGTCGGTTCAGGCTGCCTGCTGGGCTCACGGCGGCGGACGTGAACGGCCTGAAGTTCCAGATACAAGCGGCGGGGTGAGTCATGGCGGTCATTCTGCAAGAGGGATGGAAGACCTATGCGGACAGGACGGAGGTCGGCTTCGGCTGGCCGCTGCGGGCGACGTCTGTGGCCAGTAGCGTGTTCACTGATATATCCGGACGCCGCACCTACGACATGTATGGAGCCAAGGTCGCTAAGGTGATCGCACCGACGCGTAGGCTCTGCGCGCACTTCGTGCTTGACCTGACGGCTGGCACGATCGGCTCAACGACGACGCTGTTTCAGTTGGGCCTCAATCCCGCGAACATCGCCGCTTCCGCCTATGAGGCGACCGCCGGCGACCGTTTCATCGTCGAGGGCCGAGGCACCACCATCCGCGTCGTCAGGAACGCTTTCGGCGCGGACGGCTCCGTCCAGAGCGGATCGCAGACCGTCGCGACGGCCACCCACACCATGTCGGCGGGGGCATCTTATCGCATCGAGGTTCTGGCGGACGTCACGGCGGAGACCGGGGTGGTTGAGGTGCTGATAAACGGCGTTTCCGTCCTGTCATCCGAGTTCTCCCGGACGATCGGCACATACCCCTGCGACGCGCCGTTCGGCATCGCGTCCCTGTATGCTCAGGGCGTGACCGGTGTTCGGGGCAGATTGTCAAATCTAATACTCTACACCGACGACGCGACGACGACCTGGCCTGTCGGGCCGCTGAACATCTCGTATCTGCCAGCCGCCCCGAACGCCGGGGAGGTCATCAATTTCCCGCCCTCAGCGTCAGACCCTGAGATCCCCGTGACGGACGAAACCGGCGAGACGTGGCAGCTGGGGGACATCAGCGGCGTCAGCGCCGCCTCAATCAAGGCCGTCATCGGCTCCGTGCGGATGTCCTCACCGGACGCCGTCGTGCCCGCATCGGCGGACGTCGTGTTCCGTAACGGCGCCGCCGTTCTGGCGTCCTCAACTCACATCGTTCAGCCCGGGACGCCCGTGTATGACCGTCACACCACCATCCCGGTCACGGACCCCGGCGTCCTGAACGCGATGACGATGACCGTAAGGAAGACGCCATGATAACCACCATCCAGTTCGTGTGCCCCCGGACCGTGTCAGCCGGAGAGCTGGTGATGGACCCGAACACCGGGGCGTGGGGATACGCAAAAACCCATTACGCGGGCGGCCAAATCGGCACGTTCTCGGCCGGTGCCGGATACGTCGTCACCGTCCCGGGCAACGTCTCCGCGGGTTCGGACCTGTGGTGCCGGAACGGGGTCATCACGTCGGCCCCGTCTGTGCCGGACGAGACGCCCTGCGCGTCCGTCATCAGCGTGATGTCGCAGGCGGACGGGGAGACGACCGCTCTGGTTAGACTTTATTGATCGTCTTTTGATTGCCGGTCGCGAAACGGTGTGAAGGCCCAGCGTTTGCTGGGCTTTTTTTATTTGATGGTCTTTTGATTGCGGATCCTCGTTGCGGACGTTCCGGCCCGTATTTCCTGTGCAACCAGGGGTTTCGTGCCCCGACACAGGCCGAAGAGACCCCGCATGAAATTCACCCCCGACGAGCTGATGCTGTTCGCGATTTCGGTCACAGGCTCACTGATTAACGTGCTGCTGACGCCGTTCCGGACGGTCCGAAACACCCTCGCGCAGTTCATCTCCGGCGTCTTCATCGCCTTCATCTTCACGAACCCCGTCGTCCACTATTTCGGCATCGACCCGACCTACGCTGGTCCGGTGGGAGGCACGCTGGCGATGGTGGGAGCGGGTGCCGCCAGGCTGGCGGTAGAGGTGTCGAACGAGCCCCACAAGGCCAAGGGCGTGATCAGCATGGTGATGGACATACTGTCCGTCATTCGCGACAACGGCGGACGCGGGAAAGATGATGATCATCGAGATCCCAGGTAAGCCGCAACCCAAACAGAGGCCGCGCATGACGCGATACGGCGCGGTTTACACGCCCGCCGAGACCCAGGCCTTTGAGAGGCTGGTCGCCCGACACGCGAAGGCGTCGGGGGCGAAGCCGGTTTCAGGGCCGGTCCAGGTCGAAATCACCTCGGTGTTCCCAATCCCGAAATCCTGGACGAAAAAGCGGAAGGCGGAATCGGACGGTCAGCCCCACGTCCAGCGGCCGGATCTTGATAACTTGGTCAAGTGCGTTCTGGACGGGCTGAACGGCGTCGCGTTCGCGGACGACTCCCAGGTCCACAGCGTGACGTCCCGAAAGATCTGGTCATCGGAGTGCGGCGAAGGAAAGACCGTCGTCAGGGTCGTTCACTGATTCTGGAAGAACGTCAGGCCCATCACAAGCGGCCCGACATACAGGGGCGGGCACAGCACCACGGCCAGAGCGCCGTCCGACCCGACCCCCACCAGCATGCAGGACGCCAGAACCCACAGCGGCAGCATGATGGCCCCGGCCACGTAAGCGACGCCCCCGATGACTCCCAGGACCACGCGGATGACACCGCCGACGACGGTGAAGTTCTGCCCCGCTCCCCGCGCCATCGTCATGAACCCGAAGGCCCAAAGCGCGGCTGCGGTGACCGTGAACGGATTACCAGACTCGACGGACATGAGAACGGAAGCGGAGATCGCCGACGCCGCCACCACAAGCGTCAGGACCTCCGCCACAGCATCGCGGAAAACACAAAACATGGAACCATGAACCTCCGCGATAACCACATGTAGTATATCGGATTTTGGCGGGTCTTTATAGAATGACAATGCGGGTCATTGCGGGCAAATCAGCCTATCAGGCCGCGTTCAGCGGCGATCCGGCGGACCGCGGCTTCAAGCAAGTCTGATGCCCGCTGACGGGCCTCGGCGGCGGTCAGCTTGCAGCCGTGGCGTTTCAGTATTGCGGACACAGACTGCGGCTTCTCGGCTAACAGCGACGTGCGGACGATCTCCGCGTCCATCTCGTCCAGTTCGGCCAAAGCGTCCCCCAGAGCGGTCATACGCTTGTCGTTCTCGTCGCGGATCTCGAAAAGCTCCGCTGCGTCCGCATCGTCAACCAGGTCGTCGGCGCCCACGCAGAACGCCGCTTCCCCGGTCTCCAGAGCCGCCCTGACGTCGTGGACCTTGACGCCGATTTCGTCGGCCACCGCCTGTGCCTGGCAGTCAGTCAGGGTGTTCGTGGGGTCGATGCCCAGCATGCCGCAGACCCGCAGAGCGTTCTGGTGCGCGGAACGGCGTTGTTTCGAGTTCCCCAGATTGACGCGCGAGGCCGCCTTCATACCCGCGTCATCCAGATCTCGCTTGATGCGAAATTTGGCGTAAGCCGACAGCCTGCGGCCGTGGGCCGGGTCGAACCTGGTCGCAGCTTGCCAAAGTGCGGCCATAGCGATCTGGAACCTGTCCTCGTATTCGAGCTGGGATTTGTGTTGGTGCGCCATGCCGCGCGCGAACGGCTCATACGCACTGACCAGCCTGTCCATTGCCATCCGGTCTCCGGTTCTTGCCAAGCGGGCCAGCCTGAACTCTTCCGCCTCCGTCAGGAAGCCGGAGCGGGTGAACGCGGCCTTCGCCGCCGCTCTGTTAGTCATTTGTGCCTCCGGTGATCGCGGTGAAAGCCTGCTGGGTGGTGATGCCCAGCTTGTCCGCCAGCTCATGGCTCAGCCGTCCGATCTGGTATGAGGTCCCGCCGCCCACCGCCGCCGCCTTGGCGCGGTTCAGGGCGTCGATGGTCGAGACGCACCGGTTCTCGACGTATTCGGCCAGGTCGTGAGCATCTGCAATGGTCTGCGCCGCGCCGTCGAAATCCCCGGCCGCCGCTTGTTCGTGCGCCGTGTTGAAGCCTGACCATATAGCGCCCAAAGGCTCCAACATGTCCGGCACTCTGATTAGCCTGTTCTGTGATTTCATTCCGCCCCGCCACGTGCGTTTGTCGCTATTATCGTTTGATTTCGTGTGAGCGGACGCCCGGGGTCAGACTTGGGAACTGCCCCGGGACGCCGGACGCCGGTAAAAAGGAGGAAAACCCGGCTCCAAGCGGTTCTACGATACACTGTGCGTGCACGATGCTCCCCGCTCCTTGCTATTCAGATATGATCCGCACGCGACATCCGCAAACATTTTGTGCGTTCCCGCCTGAAATTGTTTTCCTTGCCTGTAAGGATATTTTTTGGGTGTTTTAATTGTGAGCGAAAAAAGATCATCGTAGCCCGAAGAGATTGCGAAAGACACGCGAATCACCGATACTGCGACGATGACGAAACGGCAGACGAAGGCGCAGCGGATGGCATCTGAACCAGAGGACCCGATGGACGAAGACGCGATCCTCGAGGACTTCGACAAGCTATTTGATGAGACGATGCGGTCCGAGCGGATAAAGATTATGCAAGAGCTAAACCAGCATCCGGTCGGCTACGTGGTCGATAACGGCGGCCTGCAAAGCTGCGTCGTAGCGCGAGGAGATGTCCCTGACGGCGGCCGCAAGGATGACGCGGACCGGCGGGATCTCGGCGTGAGGCTGAACAAGCCGATGATTCTGATCGGGCCTCAAACCGAGCACGAGATCCACGAATGGATCGACTATGTGCACGGAGAGAGCCCGTGGATGGCTGAGGTGTCCGCATATGTGATGCGGCAGGTGGAACAGCGATTTCGTCAGGGTGACCGGTTCGTCCACTTTAATCCGGTTCTGGTCCACGGCGCTCCGGGCGTCGGGAAATCCCACTACGCCAACTTCCTCGCGGAATCCGCCGGCGTCCCCGTCCTGACGATGGACGGTGCTTCCATGATTTCGGTCTTCCAGATCGCTGGCGTGGAACGTGGGTGGCACGGAGCGTGTGCCAGCCCGGTCGTCCGGTTTCTCGCAGAGAAGGCGTGCGCCAACCCCGTCGTGATCATTGATGAAGTCGACAAGGTCGGAACCACGGGAAACGCGCGCGGCGGCAGCCCTCATAGTGCGCTGCTGGGGATGATCGAGAGGCTGTCGGCATCACAGTGGCGGTGCCCGTATACCGAGTTGGTGATCGACTTGTCGAAGGTGTCTTGGTTTTTCACCGCGAACGACATCTCCGGCGTCCCTCAGCCGCTGATCGACCGATGCAAGGTCATCCGGGCCGGGTCGCCGACGCCCCGACAGATGATGGACCTTGTGCGGGCGAAGATGCCCGACGAAGATCCGCTGGTGGTCCAGCGCACCGCCCAGGCGGCGGTCGGGATGTCCCTGCGCCGGGTTCAGCGGATGATCAACGCGGTGGTGTCGGCGGGCAACGGCCCTATGCTGAACTGACGGGACCGGCCGCACATCCCCATTTCGACACCTCGCCCGGGACCGGACGGGGTCTTTCATTTCCGGGCGTCGTCCAGAACTGGATGCGGTTTTCCATTCCGGGGCGTCGCAGGACCGGATGGATCTTTCGATTCCTCCCCGTCGTCAGTCCGGGTAGGGCAGGTCGTTCTCGTCGTATTTCGGACTGAGAGCCATGCGCGCGACCGCCCCCAGCTTCTGCTCCACGATGTCGGGATTATCCCGCAGGACCTGGGTGGCGTCATCACCAGCAAGCAGATCGCTGATTGCCGCGCTCATGCCGCCCTCGTATTCGCTACGGGCCTCGATGAAAAAACCGCCATCCTTTGCGAAGGCCCGCAGCGTGATGTTGAGTTCTCGTTCGTTCATGTCCGTCTCCTTCAAGCGGCCGCGCGGGCCATGTTCAGCAGTCTGGAAACCACCGTCGCCGGGCTGGCGGACGATGACATCCGGACCCATCCCTGTTGACCGGGAACGGCCTCGAAGCCGAACTTATGACAGTTCCCCGCGTGGACAAGCCCCTCGCTGAGGTGACTGACCTCTGTGACCGAATAACGCCACGCCTGCCCCCCGGCGTTGGTGCGGTCTGGCTTGATGTGGCCCTCGGCCCGAAGGTGCTTCGCGGTCATCGCCGCGATTTCGGCGTCTCTGCTAATCCAAACTATGGTGCTCATGATGGTCTCCTCCCGTTTTGAGCTGGCCGAGAACCGGCCGTGGTTTTTCGTTTTCGCGAATCGTCCGGGACCGGACGGCGTTTTTCATTCCGCGGCGTCGTCAGCGGACCGGGGACACCCAGAACAGGTTGACGTGCCCGCGGGCGTGGACATACGCGATGCCGCGGACCACGACGGCGCGGCAGCCGGACCACAGTGCCTGACCGGCCTGCGACACGATGACCGGGACGGCTTCTGGTCGGCCCGCGATGCCCATCAGCGCCTCGACTTGGGGCCTGCTGATGTCTTGCCCCATCCCGTATCCCGAGGCCGAGATGACGACCCGCGCCGCTTCCGCGTCACCGGTCGCCAGCGCCCGCATGAGGCGCTTTCCGGGTTCCGGAGTCATGATGTCCGCGAACTCCGGGTCGTCCGGAACCGCCGCCCCCGCGTCAGCGCTGACGGCGCCGATGAACTCGGCCCTGAGCTCGGACCCGTCGGACGCGTTCGTGATGGTGAAGGCTTCGGGGCGAGAGCTGTTCTCGGCCCTGGCCGCAATCTGTTTGTTGCTCATGATGGTCTCCTCCCGTTTTGAGCTGGCCGAGAACCGGCCGTTGTTTTTCGTTTTCGGACCTCGTCCGGGACCGGACGGGGTTTTTCATTTCACCGCGTCGCCCGGACCTTCAGCTTGGAGCGGTCGCAGTCCGCTGCCGTCGCGCCCGGGCGCTCGGCCTTCCAGACCGGCTGCGTGATGACGCCGTCCGGGGACGCATACAGATATCTGACGTCAGCGAACGACCCGACCTGCGGCATCCGGGCTGACGGCGGCACGGACACCCGGCCCGCGTGGACCCACCCCGCCCCGTCCCAGGTCTGGATGGACACGACCCGGCGGCCTTGGTCGTCGTGACCGCCGATGCGGAACGTCGCGTCCTCGATAAATTTCACTTTCAGCATCCAAGCGGACGCGGTTGACCGGGACCGGCCGGGCTTGTGCGGTGCGTCGGCCCGTTTCAGAACGTATCCCTCGGCCCCGATCTTTCTCAGGCGTTCGGGGCCGTTCATGGCGTCGAAGTCCGCTTTCGGAATCGCTTGGCAGACCCGAAGTGTCCCGAGTCCGGCGCAGGCCATCTCGACTGAACCCAGAGTGTCGTTTCGCTGGCGGAACGTTGAGTCGCGGGTGACGTCCAGACCTTGGATGATGTCGAATATCTCCAAGCGGTCGCCCATGTCCTCGGAAAACAGGATGGCCGGGCCGATGCGCCGGAACAGCTCGAACAGGTCGGCTTCATAGTGAGCCGGAACCGGGACCTGGTTAGCATCCCGATTGTAGAACTGTGCGCCGTCCGACGTGAGGCGGATGGGGCGGTTGACGCCGTCGTGCTTGCGTTGGACCAGCCAGTCCGCGCCGGAAAAATCATAGTGCTCCGGGACATGGAGAGGTGTCAGCAGGGACGGCAGCATGTCCGCGTGAACCTGGCGTTCCGCAACCTGACGGGACGGGTCAGTCCAGCCAGCGCGGGTCTTCTCGCGCACCATCTTCTCAGCGATGCCGGTCGCCTCCTGATGCGGGACGCCCAACGCGATCGCTGACGGGAAGATGACCCGACCCGGTCTGCCCGAGTATGCCATAACATCTACCAGCCCGTGGGCCGCCTCGCGGAGACGGATCTGGAAGACGACGTGCCGGTTCTTTGCGGGGCACGCGTCATGTAGCTCTGCGATGGTCCGTTCTGTCATGTCGTTCCTCCTGGTATTAGTCCGAGAACCGGACGGGGTTTGTGACTTCTATTTGTCGGCCGGGACCGGCCGGGTTCTGTCATTTCGTGATGTCGTCCAGAGCGGCCTGGGCGGCGTCTCTCGCGTCGCGGGCGGCGATGACGGCCCGGAGCCGGGCGGTCTGGCACTCCAGCAACGCGGTCTCCGCCCGAAGCCGGTCGGCCCCGGAACCGGACGCGTCGAACCGTTTTACCGCTACGCGGGCGCGTGCGCGGTCCGCGATGAACCGGATGAATGCCCGGCGTGCGGCGGCGTCCAGCTGTCGGACGTCCGGTCCCGGCGCGGCCGCCTGGTCTGTTCCGACGTCGATGCGGAAAATCGGCGGAACGCGGGTGTCCGTGATGATGTCGATGTCCAGCATGCCTCCTCCTCGAGTCATGATCTTCGTGAGCCTGCCATGACCTGCCGCCCCCCAGCGACGGGTCAGAACCGGATCACGCGGCGATTTCCCCAGTTCTGCAGATGCTTTCCAGATCCCGTGCAGCTTCGTCAGACAAGCGTCCCCATACCCAGTTCATCAAGACGAACTCGATGGCTTGGTGTGTTGCGATTTTCCTCCAGTGAGAATACCCGAATTTTTTAGATGGGTCGGGTGAGATCCCGCTGATGAGCGAAGCGATCTCGGCAGCTCTGGGCTGTGCGAATTTGTCGACGACATGGCCGTAGCCAGCGAACGAAATGCGGAAGTCCTCGATTTTGCGACGGACCTCATCATTTCCTCTTGCGGACTGACGTTCGCTTTCGGTTTTGACGTATGTGGTGATGTAATCTTTGTCGAACATGTCATTTCTCCTTTTGGCCGACAACCGGCCGTGGTTTTTCATTTCTGCACCTCGCCCGGGACCGGACGGGGGCTTTCATTTTATCTCATCGAATTTGGTCGATTCCGGGTCATCACGATCCCGCCAGCCCCCCCCCCGCGGCCGGCCCGAACTGGATCACGCGGCGGACTGGGACATCAGCTTCCTGATGTGCTTGCGCAGCATGTCGATGCCGTCGTCCGTCTCGATCTGGAAATCGCCGCTCATCAGGTGCTCTTCGGTCAGGTCCTCGATGTTCAGATACGCGATGGTGTCCGCGTCGCGTTCGAAAGCGTCGGCGTATTCGTCGAATTCGGACTCGTCTCCCTCGTCCCCGATTCTCGCGGTGATGTGATCCGCAGTCGTGTCGCGGCAGTCGTGCTCGCCCACTGTGATCTCGTTCCCGCAGGCCCCGCTGTGCTCGTGCGCGAGGTAGCTGACGACTTTTTGGACCTCCTTGCCGCCCTTGATCACGCGGTATTTGCGGACGGACCATACGAATGACTTCTCGATCCCGTCTTCGTCGTCCTGGTCGTCCTCGTCATCCTTGTCGTCCTCGTTGTCTTGGCTCTCGTCGCGGACCTCGATCAGTTCATCGATCTCGTCATACATGATCGAAGCGATGTGCCCGGCCGCGTCCTCGGCGTCGGCGTGAACCGTGCCCGCATCGAGGGAGCAAGGGTCCGACAGCAGCTTCGTCGCGTCGAACTCGAAACCGTCAGCCGGGTTTTCCATCGTCTTCGCGGACATGTTCGCGATGATCTCTTCGATCTCGAAAGCGGAAAGAACGGCGGCTGCAGCGGTGGTGTTTTTCAGGTTGGTCATGGCGTTTCTCCTGTTTTGCCAAGTTTTCCGGGCCCCAAGTTTCCCCCGCGATTGCCCGATATTCGCGAGGCCCAGGTCGGCGGTTTTTGTTTATTGCCGCCTCTCTGTGAAATCGTGATATGATCTTAATATGCTGAAATCAAATAAAAAAACACCATCAAGATTCAGGTAATGTTGATGGGTATTTCAAATTGCAGGAGAAAATATTCAATCACACAAGGATATTTTTTTGGATTAACTCACCGTTCGGAATAGGGCCGCCAAAAAATGTTATTGGCTGATCTAATTTTTTGGATTTTGAGAAAACTTGATAGCGAATCATCGGGACGTGATTCGAATCATTACGAGCCCCCGAGATGGGGCTTGCTGCCGTCCGCGCAGCAGGATCGTTGGCGGAATGGTCTTGGTATGCCGCTCGACCGCACGTGAACGAAAGTGGAACATTTCTGGGCGACTCGATGCAGTTGAGGCAGCTATGAAGTTGCCTCCTCCGGAAAAATCGGTAGAATACCCGAAACCGGGCCGGTCAATGTCAGCCCACGAAGCAGGCTACGGACAGGGCAAACATGAGGTTTCTTGGGGGAGAACTGCACGAAGGTGACTGCCTCGAGATCATGAGCCGGATCCCCGACGGCTCGGTGGACTTGGTCCTGTGCGACCTTCCTTACGGCACGACACAGAACAAGTGGGACAGCGTGATCCCGCTCGATAAGCTGTGGAAGCAGTATCGCCGGGTGATCAAGCCGAACGGTGTGATCGTCCTGTCGTCACAAGGCATTTTCACAGCAAAGCTGATGCTCAGCAATGAGGCTTGGTTCAAATACAAGTTCTCGTGGGTGAAGAGTAAGCCGACTAACTTCCTGAACGCGCGCCGCCAGCCTCTGCGACAGCACGAGGACATCTGCGTGTTCTACGGCAAGCAGCCCGATTACATGTATGATCAAGTGATGTCGCCCGGAGAACCCTATGACAAGGGTGTCCGGAAGGCACAATACACTGGTAGCTACGGCGACTTCCGGCCCGTGCAGGTCAAAAGCGACGGGGAGCGTTTCCCTACCGACACGTTGTATTGCAAGACGGCGGAGAGCGAAGCGGGTGGACGTGTTTGGCACCCTACGCAGAAGCCGGTGGCGCTCGGGCGATATTTTGTGCGGATGTATACCAGACCGGGTGACGTCGTGTTGGACAACGCGTTCGGCAGCGGGAGCTTTTTAGTTGCGGCAGCAATCGAGGGCCGACGGTATATCGGCATCGAGAAAAACCAAGAGGTCCATCTCTTTAAGGACGAGCGAATTGACTACATGGAGGTCGCGCAATTGCGACTGGATGAAGTCAAAAGCATGATGGCCAATAATGTTAGGCCGCCAGCTTTGTTTTCGGCGTTGCAGCCTGGTGCGCGCGCTGGTCAAGGGAGCCGAGTCGGCATGGTTGATGTCGACGCGGTCATTAACAAGTCGAGGAAAGTCGGTTGAAACTGGCTGCGCGCTATAATGAGAGATCCTTCGCGATCGATCTGATTGGACATCTTAAAATCGCGATATCTAAGGTGAACCGACCCGTTAAGGACGCGGGCGGTGAGCACACAGTGTCTGGAGAGGGCGGAAGCCTGTTCCCGGACGTGCTGTTGTTCGGTGACCGATCTAACGCGGTCATTATGCAGGGGTGGGAGCTGAAGATGCCCGACACCAGCATTGATGACGTCGATTTCCGCGAAAATGCTGAAATGAAGGCCAGAATACTGGGCCTGGACAGTTATTTGCTTTGGAACGTCACGATTGCTCGCCTTTATCGGCTCGACCCGACCTCTGACAGGTTCACGATATATCGCGAGTGGAATGACCTGTCTGACATAACGACCAGAAAGATGGTCGTTCCGAACAAGGCCCGGTGGGAAGCGTTAGCTGAAAAGATACTGGTCGAACTGAACGACCTGCTGTCCGACGGATACATTCAGGGTAGGCCGTTTATCGAATCTTACCGGACTGGCGGGATCACCAACCTGCTGCTGACGAACGCGCCGGAGCTCGAGGCATCGCTCAAAAAAGCATCTATCTCAGACACCGATTTCGATGCCGAGATGGAGCAGTGGTGGATCAGCCACGGCGCAGAATACTTCAAGGGAACTCGCGAGGCGGTTCTTGCGCAGGCTATTCTATCGAACTGGATCGCCAAGTTCATGTTCGCCAATATCTTGCGGGAGCAGGACGACAGGGCTCGCGCAATCGAGACAGTCGAGGACGAAACGACACCAGACGAAGCGTTGGAAATCTTTAAGCGCCTGTCCGAAGAGATAAATTTCTGGACGATATTCTCTGACTTCATCGGGCTGGAGAAGGTTACGCCGCAAGCTTGGGATCACCTGCTGCAGTTTAACGGGCTGCTACGCGATCTGCGAGTCGGATCCGTGGACCAAGCACAGCTTTCGGATATTCTCGAGACCACGGTCGAGGTCACCACCCGGAAGTTGCGGGGTCAGTATCCCACGCCCCTCGGATTAGCTCGGCTGCTTGCTCGACTTGCGGCAAAAGACATCTCGCAAGACCGCGTCATCGACCCGTGTTGCGGGAGCGGGACCATCGCGCGCGCCAACGCGGAGCTAAAACTCGTAACAGGCGAACTCCCGGCAGCGACAGTCTCCGCGCAGGTCTACGCCAGTGATCAAGACCCACAGGCGGTTCAGATTGCTACGTTCGCGATGACAAATCCGGCGATGATGCATTCCCCGATCCGCGTCTTCCGCCGGGACGCCTTCACCCTGACGCCGGAGACCGAAGTCGACTTCACGGACCCGTCTGATGGGACCGTGATTACGGAGCATCTTGGGGAGTTTGACGCGCTGACAACCAATCTGCCGTTCATCGCGCAGGCTGGCAGGAAGCAGTATGGCAATGCTCTCGCCCGGGTTAAGGAGGCCATGGGCGAAGACGGGAAGACTTTCACGGGACGTTCCGACGTTGCCGCTTACCTACCGCTATCTCTGGCGCAGATCATCCGACCCGGCGGGCGCATGGCGATGATCATCACGAACTCATGGTTGGGAACGGATTGGGGTGACGCGTTTTACAGAGAGCTGTCAAAGCGCTTCGAACTGAAAACCGTCATTACATCCGGCTCTGGTCGCTGGTTCGGAAACAGCGAGGTCGTGACCAACATTCTGATCGCTGAACGGATCGAAGATCCTGATCAGCAGCGAGGACCCATAAAGTTTGTCACCCTGAAAAGACGCATTGAGGATCTCCAAAGCGTCGAGGATGCGCGCGACATCGCCCGGCAAATCGTCGCGGCCCGTCCCCTTGATGACGTAATGACGCTGCGAACCGTAATGCCGGATGCCTTGGAGCGGTTTCGATCTCTCGGGCTCTCCGGAAGTGCCCAGTTCGTGGACTGTGATTGGGCTCTGGACCTGCCGCTCATTCCGCTTGCAAAAGTCGCGTTCATCCGGCGCGGTGAGAGGCGCGGGATGAACGAGTTCTTCTATCCGAGAAAGCCAGAACTGATCGAGGACGAGTATCTGGTCCCGTTGGCCAAGAATATGACCGAGTTGCGCCGGCTATCAGGCCAGGCGCAAGGTGTTGCTTTCTCGTGCGCAGAGACCACCAGAGATTTGAAACGCATGGGCCACATTGGGGCTCTGGATTGGATCAACGCTTTCGCCACACCGGCAGTGATTAAAAAGCTGAGCCGCGCCGGGAAGCACTGGTATCAGATGGACACGGACGATCTGAGCTCGCTCGTCGCATCGGTGGGGTATGGAGAGCGAATTTTCGTTGGAAGATTAGACCCTCCTTCGTTCTGCGATCAGCGTCTCGTCCCGATTAAGCCTGCTCCGGACATCGACGATAAGCTGCTACACGCGCTCCTGAACTCGACCATCTCGATGTTTTTAATCGAGGGGTTGGGATTCGGACGCGGATTGGGGGTTCTGGACCTGAACAAGGACCGGATGGAGTCGTCGCTGCATGTGTTGGATCCCACTGTGCTGGATGACGCAGCAGCCGACCGCATATTGGCCGCGTTCCAGCCGCTGTTGCAGCGCGACATCATGAAGGTGGCTGATGAGCTGGAAGCTTCGGATCGCCAAGCGTTCGATGACGTGGTTCTTAAAGAATTCGGTATCGAAACGCCCCGAGAGCGCATCTACGACGCGTTGCGGGCCCTGTTCGAGATCCGTATGGCCGCAATCAGGTAGACGTCACCCCATTTCGCGCACCCGGTCTACGGGGCCCGTGGGTGCGCGGGTCCTTCCGGGGGATCCCTGTCAACCGCGGGGGCGTGGAACCCCGGTGAAACAGCGTATTTGGGGCCCAGGGGGGTGCGCCACCACAAATAAATCCGAAACGGTCTTTTTCCGTTTCAGCCCAATGGCTTGCACGATCCGATAAATCGAATTGTTTGTGCATTCTGCGTGTTTTCGTGCACCGAAAATACCCGATGCACGACATGATGGGATTATCAACCGTGGAACATCACATCAGCACCGGCTTATTGGGTTCGCTGATGAACTTGTGGTATGCGGATTTCACCGCGTAACTGACGCCTCGGCTGGCATCACGTGGTCGTGCGGGGCTGACAGCGGGTCGGCGGGCTCATATCGGACCAACACGCCGGTGTCCGGGTCTATGAACGGGCGACCGGATTTCGACAGGCTCATGACGGATCACCGATGTCTCTGAGCTCCAGAGGACCTCGCGTGATGTCTGCGCGAAGAGTCATTCTCGTCAACAGGTTGTTAACAATCACGGACCCATCAAAATTCATGACTTGCTCGACCGTAATCTGATCAGAAACATCCGATCCTGCCCCCAGCCGCAACCAAATATTTTCGTGCTGATCAACGATGACCAGTTCCAATTCTTTTCGGGATCGAATGTCATTCAAGATCTCTCTGATCTGGTCTCTGCGCCGATCCTTCCACATATCTTGAATTTTGACCCACATATTTCGGTCAATCCAAGCCATCGTGGCATTGTTCTTGGTGGGATCGCCCGCGTCCGCGAACTGGCGGGCGTTCTCTTCGTCGTTCGTGGGAACCTCGGTCATGGTCTGCCTCCGAACACGGGTTTCGGTCTGGAACCTGCCTTGACCGTCTGCGACCCGGACGCGATGGACGTGCGCATCGGGTCTCGCTGCTGTATTGCCTTAACCTCCAGCCGCTCGGCGTTGCGCAACAGGGCGTTGAACTCTCGCTGCGTCCGCGCCGTCCTGATCATGCGGTCATTATGGCGCATCGCGTCCGTCACGCGGATCGTCTCGCCAAGGATGTCGTCTGGGGTGTTCATCATGCTCGCCTCCCTGGCGTTCGTGTTTTTGTTGATTGTGGGTATCCCGGACCGGTGAAAAACCGATCCAGATAGTTTTACGCGGCGGATTTCGCGGCGCGTTTGGGAAGGTCTTGGATCCGGCCCAAGACCTCCTCGACCTCAGATTCGTTCAGGTATCCGATCACGTCGTTCGTGATGGGCGTGTCGTAACAAAGATCTCCGTCCGCGATTATACCGATCTCGTATAAGCCTTGGTTTCCGCCGTAGGTCCTGATCCCGCAGATCACGGATGCCCTGTATCCGTTCGGGAAATCGACGTTCGCATACTTATGGAGGTCGGGCGCATCCTGAAATAAAGGAGTAAAAACGAGATCGGAGAACTGTAGTCTGCGTGCGTCGATTGAGGTTTCGGTGATGCTCATGTTTGCCTCCCTGGCGGTTATCGTTGTTTTCGTGGTGTCGGTGCCCGGAGCCCCCGCTCCGGACGCCGTTATTGGTAATTGTCGAGTTCGATCTCGTCGTAAGACCCCATGTGGATCTCTCGGGCTTTCAACTCCAAGAAACGTCCGGTCCGGATCAGTCGCGACAGGAACAATCTCTGCCTGTCATCGAGTTCGCCACCCGCTTCGTTGGCCGATTGAGCCAAAGCGACCATTTCGTCGTGCGTGACATTTTCGATGGCGACGAAGGTGTCGATGCAGCGGTAGTTACCATATGCGCCACTTGAAAACTTGACGATCTGTCCGGCCTTAACGGAGAAGTCTGATGGTATGCTCATGTTTGCCTCCCCGGCGTTTTTGGTTGTGTGGTGTCGGTGCCCGGAGCCCCCCGCTCCGGACGTCTTCGGTCAGAAGCAGATGACCAGCTCCTCGTCGTCCCCGGCCCCCGCCTCGGTCACGACGACCCCGTCCGGCGTGGCGGTGATGACCCCGCCGAAGTGCCAGCCGTCGTCTTCCGTCAGGTCGTCTTCGTTCTGCTCGCCGTCCGTCAGACACACGGACAGCAGGTCGGCCAGGTTTGTCCGCAGCTCATCAATCAACTGCCCTGCAGTATCGGCTTGAAACGTCGCCAAGGCGGTGTTCAACGTCGCTGTTTCGTCCGCGTGCAACAGCTGCCTAATGGCTTGGATGTTGCTCGTCAGGTCTTCCGTCAGCTCGTGGGCGGCGTCCAGCGCGGCCGAGGTGTGCGTTGGGTTTAGCGGCACGCCCAAGTGCCCGTAGCATTCATAATCCGGTGTCATCATGTTTTTGCCTCCTGTTTTTTTCGTTGCTTTTGGATGGGGCGGCCCGCATCCGACAGGCCGCCCGTTGCCTCAGTTCAGGACCGCGCGCTCGCGGACCAGGTTGTCCGCCTTGGCCGCGACCTTCTCGATATCCAGCTTCGCACCGGCGATCAGCGCGGCGCTGTCCAGCTCGAACTCCTCGGGGTCGAACCGGCAGCCGCCGGACATCAGCCCGAACAGGCCGAACGGGCGTCCGCTGTCCTCGGACGGCTTCTCGTCTGCGGTCCGGACGCGGCTGCGCATGTCGCGGACCCGCGCAACGGCCTTGGTGCGGATCGCCTCGATCTTCGCGGCTTGGACCGCGCTCAGGCCCGAGTAGCGGACGCCGAACGCCTCAGCAGTATCCGTGCCGGCTTCGATAGCAACGTAGGTGGTGATTTCGGTGGTCATGGTGGTCTCCATCTGTTGGTGGTTGGTTCAGTTCAGTTCAATTCAGCTTTGCGGGGCGGGCGCTGGCCGTTGCGGTCAGCGTGTCCCCGTAGCGCTTGATCGCGTCCCGATAGGCGCGGACATCGTTTTCCGAGGGACGGCTGCCGACGCCGAAGGCGCGGATTCCCGCGATAGCCAGTGCGATGCGATCTGCGTTCAAACGGCCTTGCAGCTCGATGTCGTCGGTATTCCGCTCGCAGAGTCCGATTAGCGATGCGAAATCGAATGCGGGGCCGGGCATCGGCGCCGGTTCGCGGTCAGATTGACGCTGGCGCGCTGCGTTCGCGTAGTTCTGCGCGAGTGGACGAAAGTCCGTCGGGACGTCGCCTATGATATCGTCAAAGCTGACGGCTAATCCGTCGGCGATTTTCTCAATAACTGCGTCCGGAACATTAACCTCCCCAGTCAGGGTCAGATTGATTCCGATTGCGTTTTTATTTCCCATTTCGTGCCTCCCGTTTCGATATTTCCTCGCCAATTTTTTGGCGGTCACCGTGAATATCTGAAGAGTGGGACGGTGTATATAAAAATCAGTGGCGTTTTTTTCCTTGCTCACAAGGAAATAATATGGGCGATTAAAAATAAATTCGCCGATTTTTACCGGGATCGCGCTTTTGGCATTTCAGGTGATTCGCCAACAGGGCATTCGTCACCGGATAACGCCCACATGACCGCAAATACCGGCGCGCTGGCCGCCATCGCCAACACGGTGATGACGGCCCAGACGACGCGGCGGGACGCCCGCATGTAGGACTCCTCGCCGCGCGTCGGGAAGAGCACCCTGAACGGGATCATGACCACACCATCCCTGTTGCGGCGTTGCGGACGCCATGTTTGTTTATGAACGCCACGCCCGCCGGGGTGTATGCGGACTGCTGGACCTTCTGGGTCAGGGTGTTTCCGCACACCGCGCGTGCCGCCACGCCCCTCAGGGACAGCTGGACGAACAGCATGTGATACGTGGACGGCACCAGCTCCACGCCCTCTACGAACACGTCCCCCAGGTCGACGCCGACGGACTCGCAGTGGTCGGCCAAGGCCACCAGCAAGCCGCCGGAACCCGCTGCCGGGTCCGCGCCCCGGAAGTGCCCCTGATCACGGACGATGGCGGCGATGTCCGGAGCGGTCATGCTCACAAGCATCTGTGATACCTCGAACGGCGTGAAAAACTGTCCGACGCCGCCGTCCAGCGCCCCCATCAATCCACAAGCCTCGCCGAGAAAGTCCCTCCCGCCACGCGAAATCGCGGCCTGCGCGACGCCAAGCATCGACTCCATCGTCCGGATGTCTTGTTGGGTGTATTTTGCGGACGCCTGCTCCTGCTGGCGAATCAGCTCGGCCGCCCGCTCCGGTGTCCGCGCGGTGATGGCCGCGATGGCGCAGAACATGATTTCACACCAGTCGTCGAAGACGCGGAACGGCTTGTGGCCCTTGATGCTGCGGGCCAAGGCGACGAACTGCTTGACGGGGTCGGTCTTGGGAGCCGGGGCCGTGCGGGTAGCGTTATTTAGCGGTATCCCCATCAGCGCGGACGCGGACTGAACGCCTTCGTGGATGTTTTGGTATGTCATGCTTCCTCTCCTGTTTTCGGGTGGCCCGGCCCGTCCAGGGGCCGGGCACATCGTTCACTTGCGGGGTGCGATGTATATGACGTTGCTGGCGGTGCCGGATGCCACGTTCACAGGGACGGACAGCCCATCCAGACTGACGGCGGTCTCCGCGGTTCCGTGATTCGGGGCCTCCGGCTGTGCAGGTTTTGAGGTCACCGGCACTGATGTCACAGCTTCGATTGCGGGCGCGTCCGAAAACGCAGCCTCGACAAACTCCCACTCGTCCCTGATGGACGACCCGCGTCTGGGCTCGTTAGCGTGCTCCGGGGCGGGCTGCTGGTTCTGCGCCGCCTGCGCCTCGATCCACTCTTGGTCCACAACATAGGACTGCTGTGAGCCGTGCTCCGGGAATCGGGCCGTGGCCCCCTTGGTCACGAAGTCCAGACGGGCGATCGCCGCGCTCATCAGCTTCGTCGCCTTAGCGTCGTAATCCGGAGCCTGCTGTCCGGCATCCCTGTGGTAAGCGTTGAACGCCTCCTTCATGCAGAACCGCGAGCGGAACGACTGGCCGTCGATGCGGACGTCGCAGAACTTGCCGACGGCGGGTTCCGCCAGCCACTCTTGCAGCCACCCCGCCACCGCCTGCTCCGGGGTCTCAACGGCCGCGCGGGCTTGAAGCTGCTGGGCCATCTCGGCGGCCTCGCCGGTCATGTGGTAAGGCAGGTCCCCGTGGGGCTGGGATTTGCGCATCTCGCGGTAAACGACCAGCGCTTCCGCGTAAACCTGCAGGATCTCTTGGCGCATCAGCTCGATGTTCACCGGGGCTTCCAGCTTGTCGTTGAGGTAAATCGGCCAGAACCGGCGGTTTCCGGTCGGGTCCCGCAGGAAGGCCCCGTCATTACTGGTGCCCAGCATCAGCCACGAGCGCATCGTCGTCGTGGCGCTGATGGCGTATGCGCCGCGGGCCCGGTCTTTCCGCGCAGAGATGGTGCTCTTAACGACGTTGTGGTGCAGCGACAGCAAAGCCGCCATTTCTGGGACTTCCATCAGTGCAGCGCCCTCGGTCGCCTCGATCAGCTTTTTCGGGTCGCTGAACTCTGCGGGCGTCCGGAACTCGCCGTAATGCCCAAGAGACAGGACTTCGACTGAGGTCGACTTGAACGTGCCCTGACGCCTGCTGATCAGGACGGGGACGTGGTCGAACTTCGCGCCTGGGTTGAAGCGGCGCTCGATGAACGCCAGGAAGAACCTGCTCAGGGCGCGGTTGTATGGGTTGTCGTCCAGGTTGAACCACTTCACGAAGGACGTTTCCAGACGCGCGACGCCGTCCCATTGCGTGTCGTAGATGGCCTGAACCAGCGGGTCGAACGCGTTCATCTGGGCGGCGTTCAGGACGCCCTGACGCAGGACCTCGGTCTTCACCGACATCCCGTATCCTTTGAGCTTCTCGGACGCCCCCAGGAACGCTGCGATGGCCGCTTCGTGGCTGCGGTTAAAGTCCATCCCGCCCGCCGGGACGTGGATGTCCGGAACATCCTGGATGCCGAAGCGGACGGATTTGAGCATGAGGACCTGACCGCTCATCAGGTTCAGTCCGATAGCCCCCGCGATCCTGTCGTCCCGGTTCAACACCCTGGACACGTTGTGCACGCTGGGTTTGATGCCGATCTTGTTGCCGCGATTGTCCACCGCGATGTCCAGCGTGTGGACAAGCGCCTCACGGCGCATGCCCGATAGCCTGCGGCGATACGTCAGGCGCTCGGCGTATGTGCGCTCGTGCTGCGTCATGTCCTCGTCGGTGGCGGCATCAGTCCCGATAATCTCGCAGGTCTCGTCCAGTCCTTCCTCGATCTGCTCGGCGTCGAACGCATCGATCAGGGCATCAAAATCATCCTTCATGTCCTCGAAAGACACGACATTATTCGTTTTCGCAACTTTCGCCATCACAAAATCTCCCGTTTTATGGCTTTTCCCAAGTTAGTCGCCGCCCCCCCCCAGACCGGCCAGCACTACATGTCTCCAGAGAACGAATGGCGCAACATCTTTTTGATAAAAAACAAAAACCTTAGGTTTTTTAGGCTCCTGAAAGTCTTTGACTCTAAAGACTATTGTCGGAAATCGTGCCCGAATTATTTTTTCAAAAATCGTGCGTTGTTGCAGATTGATCACTAAAAATATGAGGTTTTTATGCGAATCACCCCCGAATCACCCCGGTTTTCACGCTCATAGACGGTGTCTGTTTTCTGCTGGAAATCGCCGATGGGGCTGCGCCTGAACGTATTTTTTCGACGGCGAAAATGAAAAGTCCTTATGTGCAAGGATTTTTCACACATTATCAATCTACTGATAAATAACGATATTTGTTGATTCGTTCGCCGCTGCGTGGTCTAAGCGTCCATCCAAAACGTCGGGGGGCGTGAACGACCAGGGAGGAACAGATGTCGGGTGGATCGAATAACAACGTGAGCGTTTCGGCGCGTGAGCAGGTCCTGTTGGCCGAGGGGCGCAGGGTCGGCCGGCTGGTCGTCAAGGGGCTGAACCGGAACGGGGACGTGGTGTGCGACTGCGACTGTGGGGAAACGGTGGCCGTGACCCGCGGGGTATGGATGTCCGGGAAACGATACCAGTGCGCCTCCTGCGACGAGTGGGCCAACGCCACGCCCGTCCAGCAGATCATCGGGTGCCGCGACACCTATGACACGCTGATGTCCCGAGCCCGAGGTGCAAAGGACCGCTGTGAGAACCCGAAAAATCCGCAATACGAGAACTACGGTGGCAGGGGTGTCCGGTTCCTGTTCGCTGACGAAGAGGCTTACGCGCTGTGTTTGTTCATGCACGGCTGGCGCTACGGGGACGAGCGGACGACGGACCGCATCGACGTGAATGGAAACTACGAGTTCAACAACGTCCGGCTGGCGGACGCGTCCGAACAGGTCCGGAACCGTCGCGTATCGGTTGTCGTGGATACCGGTGATGAGGTGGTTCCGCTGGCCACCTTGGCTGAACAGAATGGCATCTCCCCGACATCCCCGGAATACTCTCGGTTGTCAGGATTCGTGAAAACATCCAAGCAACGCGCATTCGATGACATCATGGGTAAGATCGACGAGCTGACCGGAGCGGAGGCGGCGTGATGGATACCGAGGTCGTTTACAGGATCGGCAGCACCCTGAATAAGCCCGAAACGAAAGCCGTTTTGTCCGAGGCCGGAATGCGTCACGGCAGATTAACGGTGTCAGGCAGAAACGCACTGGGAAACGTCGTCCTGAGGTGCGATTGCGGAGAGACGATACGGCTAAGTTCAAATCAGCTCATGTCGGGAAAACATTACCAATGCGAATCCTGCGATAAATGGCATCGTAAAACGCCAGCACACAGACTGGTCGGAACGAGCGCGTATCGAAGTCTTGTGAGCAGGTATCACGGAGCAAAAGACAGGTGCTCCAATCAGGATAATGTCGCTTACAAATCTTATGGCGGCCGAGGTATTCGCTGCGAGTTTGATGGCGCAGAGGAATACGTGCGCTATCTTGCTCCGGCGGTTCTGACTTACGGGATCGGCGGGCAGGTGGATCGGATTGACAATGACGGCCATTATGCGGTCGGAAACCTTAGGATTATATCGGCAAAGGATAACGGGAGAAATCGGCGAACCACAATTCTGATAGACGGGGTGCCGTTGGGTGAGATTTGCGAATCTGCCGGTTTTAACCCGATGGACGATTTAAAGATGTATGCCAGAATATCCGAGAGGGTCAGGTATCGTATTGGGGCTGGCGATGAGATGTCCGCAAGTATCATTAAGGATATCGTGAGGCACGCGAGAGAAACGCCCGTTGTCAGTGGCACGAATACCAGGGCAAAAAGACAACCGGTCGTGGTTGATGGTAGGACATTGAGAGATATTCTCGAAGAAGTCGGACTCGGTAACAACAAGGCAGTATATAACAGCACGCGAATGAGAATCTCATACTGCCGAAACATAGACAAACAGGAGCCTTGGGTCGAGATCGTCCAGTCGTGGGCTCTGGATTACGCGAAAGCGAGAGGTTTGGCGTGAGGATCGCCGAGAAAACTTATAGTGTGAGCGGCTTCGTGTCCTTCTCGCGTTGACCGGGCATCGAAAAAGCACGATAATGCCTCAAAACCACGAGGTATCCCATGTTTTTCACGCAAGGTCTGGACGACGGTCTGACAGAGTTCCACGAACGCCTCGAAAAAGCGTATTCGACCTCATCCCTGACGCCGAACCGAGAGCACGGGCGATACGTGTGGATCTCGAACAAGCTGCCCGAGCACGGCGGAACCGCATCCCCGGAGTCCGTCCGGAAGTGGTTCGCGGGCATGACCAAGCCCCGGGGGGCCACGATGGGGGCTCTGGCCGCCGTCTTGGGAGTTACCCAGGACTGGCTGGAACACGGCATCATGCCGGACGCCTCGAAGCTGGATGATGCGATCCCCGACCATCTCGCCCCAAAATCTGGTGAGAACGACTTCATAATCGACTTCGAGGACCCCGAGTTCGACCAGCTGACGGTCGGCGACAGGTCCCAGGAATCGCGGGAGAACGCCACGGCGGCGGGTCTGGTGTCCGCGCGCCTGATGTTCGCGGGCATCCAACACCGCATGTCGAAGTCCCGCATTCTGGTCGAGGACGGCTCCAAGGCCCGGGAGATCGCGGTGGTCCTGATGCACAAGGTGGCGAACCGGGGCGGGTCGTGGGTGGCACGTATGCCTGAGGCCCGGAGCGGGTTTGAGCCCTACACGACGTCCTTTGACATGCTGATGTTCGTCATGCCGCGCGGGGGTCGTGAACCCGCATTGTTTATCGTCAAAGGAAAAGCCGCTCCGAGACTGGGCGTCCCGGAACAGGTGATTGATATTCGGGAGGCGGATAATAACGGCCGACCCCAGATTATATTGAAGGCGGACGGTAAAACGGACGTTCCGGTTGACCCGATTCGGGATTTGGGTCTTTTGGAGAAGTTGCTGGGGTGA